CTTGCCTGATTGCATTAAGTAGTGAAGCGAGTCTTTGAGCGGTATCTTCTGTAATATTTGCTTTTATCTCTCCGGCAAGCCCAGTTCCAGACGCCCCAGTCTTTCCATCTCCATAAATAGAGTTTAGTGCTTTTAACGCAGCCTCAGTTGCAGGCTCTAAACTTTTTGCAAATAAAGAAAACCCTTGTAAATCTGCTTCGATAGCAGATTGGTTAATGGACTTGTCAGCATTACTCCAATCGGAACTAGCTTCTTCAAGCCAAGACTGCAATTGATTTCCTAAAAAACTATTTACTATGAAATTCTTTGCAATATCTCTTACAATACTATCAACGCTATCGCCCCAAGCTTTTGCGGCATCAGTTCCGTTCTGGAATGCGGTATCCATTGCGTCAGTAAGTGTCCTAGCCCACGAGTCAGCTTGTGAACCTATACTACCACCTAAAACATATTGAATTGTATTTAAAGCGAGTTCTTGCTGCTTTTTAGACGCATCTTCAATTTGCTTATTGTAGTCATCTATCTTGGATTGATCCGTTTTCTTTTTGGCTTCTTCTGCTCGTTTTTGAGCTTCTAACAAACTTTTTTCACGTTGGAGCAGATTATACTCTTCGGCTTGTGCATCAACTTTAGAAGCCTCTGTTTTACGAGACAGCGCTTCGGTTAATTTGTCATAAGATTTAGTTGTGGCATCAATTTGTTTTTGATATTCTTTTATCTGCTTTTCGTACTTAGCGTCGTGCATAGCGTTAAGCGACATAATTGTTTTCGCTATTCCACTAGCTAAATCCTTTATTCCACCTACTATATCTCCGGCAGCAAGTTTTGCTACTCCTGTCCCAGCCTGAGCAGCTCCTGTAGCCAAATTCATTATGTTGTTTAAAGACTCCTTAGACTCGCTTGAAGCCCCAAAAGAATCCATAACATTACCTAAATCTCCTGCCACAGAATTAGCCAAGTCAGAAAGTCCTTGAATGGCTCCTGCTATTCTTTTTGCTTTTTCCTCTACAGTCTCAGTTGTAGCTCCTTTTGGAGGATTAAATAGAGCCTTAAACGGATTTTCATTAATCTTAGATACAATGGTGTTTGTTCGCTCAATTAGGTCATTATACTTCTCAACCGATATTAGCGTATCTTTTTCTATTTTAAGTCCGCTGTTAGGATCAGTAACGCCAGCTTTTAAAAAATATCCAGTAGTTTCTCCGTTAGTTCCTTTTTTTGCTTCTCCTTTCGTCTTTACTAGATTGATTAATCCTTTAGTCTTATCTAGTAGCGCATCCAAATTGCCAGCGGCGACCTTACCTAAGTCTTTAAATACTTCATCGTATAGCGGTGTCAACTGAAATAACTGAGAGCGGATTTCATTTATTTGCTGTTCAGATGTTGACTTCACAGCATCTATAGCCAATTTCATCTGAGTAGGATTGGAAGCAAATGCTTTTTTAGCATCTAGAATATCCTGTTCTCTTTTTAGCTCAATAACTTTTATTTTGTCCGATGCACTTGAAGCCTCCGAAATCATTTGCTCAAAATACTCAATCTTTCCTAATTTCTTAGACTGGATATATTCTACTAAATCTTTCCATGCTTTCTTAACTTCTTCTGTAGCTCCTTCTGCTGGAGGTGTAAGTTCGCTGAAAAATGAAGCTCCGGGCATTTTAGCGTACTGATTACGCAAGAAAGTTTCATAGTCGTCTACAACACTCTTTCCAAAGGCTAGTTGCGAGGATTTCTTTTTGTCTCCGGTAATACCTAGTAATTTTTCGTATAGGTCGTATTTAGGTTTGTAATCAGAAATAGTTTGTTCGATGCGCTTAATAATGTTGGCATAAGTCTCATTGAAGTTTTCAGCAAACCCCTTGTCAATATTTGCAGCCCACGATGCGCCAATCTCCTTTACTTTTGTTGTCTGCTTCGCTCTGGAAATTAGAGCTAATATTTGCTTATTAAGCTCTTCCTCGGAGAACGATAAAGATACACCTAGTCCTGCTAGACTCTCGCGAGAACTAGCATATTCAGGCGCTTTTGAAATTAATTCTTTAGCCCTGTCCTTGTTCTGCGCTTTTTCAATCTTTTCATATTCAGAATAAAGCGCCCTTACTAACTTAATGTCGTTTTCAAGTTGGATAGCTATTTTATCTTTTCTGTCTTTTTTATTCTCCTCCTTAGTTCCTCCTAGTATCTCCAGAGCTGCTTTTTCATCGGAAACCTTTTTCTTTAGTTGCGAAATTTCTTGTGTAGAAAATAATCCCTTCGACTTAACATATATCTCATATTGCTTTAGGTCGTCATCGTACATTTTCTGCAAAGATGACTTAAACTCAGCAGACCCTCCCTCCATGTTTTGCTGAGTAAATAATTCAGATATAGATTTTGTGATGCCTGCACTGTCTGTCTGTTCTTTGAAGCTCCTAGCCCAAGAAGCCCAATCAGACATTTCCGTTTTCGCTTTCTTAGCGTTCCCTTTTATCGAATTTATTAAATCTGCTGCATTTTGGATAGTGCCCAAGAATCCGTCTACGGCTACTTGGTTTGCATCGTATTCGGCTCTAAGTCTTATTTTTTCCTCTGCGCCCAAAGAATATCCCACAACTCTACCAGTTCCAGTAGTAGTCTCGCCTTTACCAGAGGCTAAAGAAGCCTCTATCGCTCTTTGCTTTGACTGAATAGCGCTAATCTCGTCTTTTGCAGACTCTATTCGAACCCTAGCCAGCTCTAGGGAGTTCTGCTTCATTACTCCGTTAAGCTTGTTTAGTTTTTCTATATTTATATCTATAGCGTGACCATATTGGTCTGTTTTTGAAACCAAGTCTGGATAAAGAACGGACAATTCTTTAACTATTACTTGAAGCCTTTTTTGTTCGTCTGCCGTTTTTTCTGATTTACTGCTTAGTCTTTCGTAGGCTTTAACAAGCTCGTCTACCTTTGCTGTTGACTTAGATGTTTCAGCTATAGACTTATTCATAGCCTCAATTTTATCTTTCGAAGATTCGGCACTGTTACTAAATAGAATCATAGCCCCAACAGTAGCCGCCAGTACAGATGCTAGAAGAACCAACGGATTTACATTGCACGCAGCGTTGAATAGCAACTGAGCAGTTGTAGCGCCTGATATTGCCTTTGTCATTGAAATGAAATAGCTAGCCGTATTATAGGCTAGTATTAGTTTCTGTGTTGCAGCAGTTACTATTAACACAGCCTTATATGCCCCATAAGCAGTAACAGCAGACATTACAATTCTAGCAACCGACTCCCAATTATTTATTAGCGTCGTAGTCAACTGTACTGCACCTTTTAAAACGCCCTCATTAGTCTCGCCAATGTCATTCAGTGCGATGTCTATCGCATCTTGCAAGTTGGTCATCATTCCTAAAAGACCTTTCGCTTGCTTCTCTTGCATTTCGTAGAACTTACCACCAGCGCCTGTCAGGTCGTCAAAAATATCTTTAACGTCATTAAACGAAACCATACGCTTAGATATGCGCTCAAACACATCTCCAGTACTTACTGTTCTCTTCTCTAATAGAGAGAATTTATCCGCAAGCATCTGAATCATAGGGATTCCCATTTCCGAAAATTGCCTCAGTTCCTGCCCTCTTAAGACACTAGCACTTCTCACTTGTCCGAATGCAAGCACAACTCTGTCCATTCCAACTCCAAGTCCAGAAGAAACATCGGCAAGGCGTTTCATTGTATCGAAAAGCTCACTAGCTGGAATTTGGAAAGCGGATAGCTGCTTGGTGTATCCTACTAAATCCTTAAATTTGAATGGAGACTCTACAGATAAGTTTTTTATCTGCTCGAATATAATATTGGCTTGTTGCCCGTCTTGAAGTATGGCAGATAATGCAATTTTTTGCTGTTCAAATTCTCCTCTTACTTCGGAAAGCTTTTTTACAAACGACTCTACCGCATAAATAGAAAACATAGTCCCAAATTGATTGGAAACCTGCATCGCAATTTGTCGCTGAGAAAGAAGGGTTTTGTTTACGAATTGAGCATTTGAGTTTATCCTAGATTGGGACTGTGTTCCAAAGGCTTCGTTTTTCTTATGAGCCAAAGCAGTCCTTTCTAATTCTGTATTTACTCTTTGTTGAATTAGAAGTTGTTTTTGTGCTGACTCGGCTACTGAATTATCAGCTTTTGTGGCTTGTAAAAACGATGGAGCTTTTATTCCAGATTTAGATAAAGCATCTAATTGAGCTTTTATATCCTTTAGTCCGGTTGCGTCTACACCTACCTTTATGTTGAATTTATTGTCATATTTTTTCATCGTGGAATTAAACACAGCCTCGAATGTCTTATCATCCAATCCCAAATCAAAATATAAACTTCCTAAGCTTTCTCCACCAGCCATATATTATTTCCCTTCCAATAAATTCGTTAAACTAATTTTTTCGCCAACATAAGCATCGGCAATTTTCTTGGCTTTCATTCTTTCTAAAAGCTGATTGTTTTTTTCTGCAACCTCGTCGTAAGATGCATCTTTCTTTTTGATTACGTTTCCTTCCTTGTCTGTTTTTGCGTATTCAATTCGAGGAAGGTCTGCGCACATGATTTCTATTTTCGGATAACTAAGTACGCATCTATAATGCCAAGCGTCAACCGAGAACAGTCCAAAGAAAAAAGTTCTCGGCTTTAAAGCCCACGGATTTATTTCTCCGAATTTTGCCCGAATCCCGATGAAAGTGCGGCTTGGTACGCTCTTGCTTCTATCGTCGTCATATACTGCGTCGATTCCATCATCAGAGCCAAATACACCATATTTATCGAGTAGGCTTCTAGCTGAATTTTTTTTTTACCCTCAAGAATAATTGGGTACAGTTGGTCTGGCGTCCACTCCCTTATAAAAAATAGCCATCGCCACAGAATCCAATGGAAAAGAATTATTTTAAGCCAGTTATTAAGGATTACAATCGATGCTGCTTTGTGCTGTAATCTAGACCTTTTTTTTATATCGGTAAGTACAGATAGCTCTGAGTTTGGACTTTCGGGCTCAGCGTCTAGTATGTATTTGGTAAATCTCTCCTGAGATAGGGGCTTCATATACCCTATCTTATATTTCTTTTTGCTTCGTGGAATTTCGACAATTGTTTTTGCATCGTCGTTAATATCCATTAATTCTTTTTCGTCTTGTATTGTAGGTTGTTCCATGTTTTGTTATCAGTAAAATTTCAATAATATTCCAATTTAAACCAAAAATAGGGAGAATCATCTCCTCCCTATTCTTAATATAAAATACCCAAGTCTAGCCAATCAATTCCCAAATATAGTCAGCAGCATTTGTGCTTTCTACAGCAGTAGATTTATTGAATGCTAATCCCATATAGGTAGTTGTTCCTTGAACGTATGTGTCAGTTAATCCTGCGCCTACCGAGCTAGTACCAAATTTCTTCCAAGTATAAAGAGTTACCGGAGTAGTAACTTTATTGTAGATGATAACTGGTTCTGTTTCGCCCAATACAGATGGAGCCAATGCAGTACAAGAAATGTGAACGGCAGTTGCTTTTGTTTGCGGAGTGCTCATATCCAAGTTAGGAGTAAGAGTTCCGTTAGTAAAGATAATTACTTGCTCTCCGTCTCCAGAAGTAACTTTAATCATCCTTTCTTTTACGGTAGCGCTTAAGCTCAATCCTACGGCATCAAAACCAGAAGGGACATACGATGGAGTAGTTGTAGCATAAAACTCTTCTAGGATAGCTAAGGATACGTCTGGAATATCAAACTCCAAGGTAGTAACCCCTGCTTTATAGATAGATTTCAACGGGGCATCTTGTTGGTCAACTTCAATATCAGTACGAGTCGGTACGGGTTGAGTCAACTTCACAGAGTCACGCAAAGTATAAAATAATTCAGTCCAGACAGTACTTTCGGTGATAACCCCAACAGGAGCAATTTCCACCTTTGAGATACCTGTCATAATTTGTTGTTCGTGGCCAAGTGTTGCCATAGTTAGAATCTTTTTAGTATTGTTATTAATTTAATCATTTGAAATGTGTAACCATTACCGTCTTGTGCTAATGGGGTCTCCGTAAAATACGAATATGAAAATTTGTCAGAAGAATAGGGCAAGGCTGTTGCGATTGTGTTTCTGATTGAGCTTACTCTGTTGCGATTTAGGATATTTCCAGAATTTTTTGCGTATATCTCTACAACCGTAATTACTCTTCCATGAGCTCCTAAATCAGAAACTTCCGTACTAACCCTTACTACAATTATCTCTTGCATCCCAGTCTTAGCTACAGCAGCCGGTCGACTGGATTGATAAAGATTTGATGTCAGTCCAAGCGTTTTTATTTTGGCAATAAGCGTATCTTCTATATCAACCACATTATAATTTTCTACGCTCATATTCTATTTTGTTTAAAGAACTTTTTATTTTCCATTACTACGAAATCAAAGCAATCAGAAAGTACTATAAATCTACCACCTCCGCTATTCCATGATTTTCCCCATCCTGTTGAAGTAAAATTTTCAAGCAAACTTCCATACCATGCTCCTGCAACTATTACGGCAGACCAACTATGCTTAGAAGTGTATGTTGAAAGAAAATTTTTAGCATCTTCTGCGCCTTCACCAGATCCAACAGATTTGCTTTTTAAAAGCTTTCCGTTATGAAAAATTCCGTAAGTAAATGAGTTTTCAAGGTTATTAGTTCTATTCTGAAACGTGTGCAACTCTACAGCTTTATTTAAAGCTTCTTCGCACAATTCAGTTAGTGACTTTTCGACAATAATGTTTTTAATTGCTATCGCCTTCTTTATTCCCGATTCAAACGCTTTTGAATTGTTCACGGCATGAATTTTTTATCGGCTTTTAGGTTTAGCTTTCCGGACATCGAAATTAAGCTCTTGTCAATTCGATTAAACATTGAGTGTATTTCCTCAATTATTTTTTCTTGTTTATCGCTTTGTTCTTTTTGAGCCTTATGTTCTTCTTTGTTGTTAGCCATTTCCATTTTGAGTAGCTCTATTTGTTTTTCAACCTCATAAACCCTACTAACTACAACAGCCCAAGCGCCAACTAAACTTATAATTATGGTCAGAACCCAACCTCCTATAGTCCAAAACTCTCCCATTATCCTAATTCTTTATTTCATTATAGTAAATATTAGCTCCTATATTATTAACTTGTGAAGCCAATACTGTTCCTTTTATAGTGCGAGTCACATCTACGACTTCTACTGTATCTCCAGTTCGAATATCAATAGTATGCCTAGGAAGAGATATTGTGTAATCAGAAGAAATAACTCCATTCGTTTCTGAGCTTTTTGTAGAAATGTAATTTCTGCAAGAAGACTCCAATACGACTACTGGGACTATTACAGGAATATCACTACTGCCAGTATTTGTTTCTCTAGTTATTTTTACTGAATGTGGGTGTCTTGGATTCTGTATCATCTCCTAAATTCTACTCCGTTAAGATTTCCAAAAGTTATTCCTGATGATCCGACCGACTCTCCGTACTTCTTGTAAATATCAAGCGCCCTAGTTCTTAAGAAAATTCTATCGCTATTACTTATTGTTGAACCGCCTTCTGTATGCGACCATCCTCCATCGGAATCTTTAGCACCAGTAACCGAACTTGGTCTTGAAGCTCCGTACATAAGTACATCGGCTAATGATAGCTCTTGTATTTTTACACTTAGTTCTGATACGTCTTGTAGATAAGATATTCCTCTTGAAATCCTTATGTTATTAAGAGTTATATCAGGGACATCGAAAGAAACCGCTCCACGAATATAAAGTTCAAATGGAGTATAAAAGTAGCAATCTACAGAAACATCTTCCGTCCCAGCGTCTAAATATTTAGGATTACCAAAATACTCATTTGCATCAATAACGAATTTCTTAAAAACATTTCCGGCAGCAGGAGTTGCAAAAAGTGTAATGACAGAAGCCTCTACGTGCTCTCCACTACCCTCGCATTCTCCCGCGCCAAATATGTTAATAGTTACATTCATTTATTATGATGCCGCTTGAGAAATATCAAGGTAAAGCAAATCATTTACATTGTTCGGTACTGTGATTCCGGTAAACTCAGCCTCAAAAGACATAGTTTCAGCAGCAGTATCAATCAATTGTTTAATTTTTACTTTTCCACCTTCTGTTACATAAATTGGGTTCGCAACGGTTCCAAAAGAAGTGTTAGGGAAACTCCATTGCAATTCACCAATTTTACCAGCAGGAGAACCTACAACTACATTGTCAGCAAATCCGCGAAGTTTCTTTTTCTTCAAAGAGCGAGATGCTACGTCAAATGCGCTAATTGTAAAAATGTCGTCGATAACTTCAATCGGAGCGATACCAAGACCTTCAAGATGCATTGTAATTTGAGCATCTGTAACCGCGTACTTAGTAAGATTTGCAGAATCAATTGCACCACCAGTTATTTGAATAGCTACGGCACTACGAGTAGATGCGTGGTTTTTCAATACATACCAAGTAGCCTTGTTCATTCTGATGACACCAACCGGAGTAAAGTTATCTTCGCCAAGTTGCATCAAATCTAACAAGTCGCCGATTGGATAAGCCGAAGCAGAACTCCATGCATATTTTGTTCCGTAAGTACCGAATCCGGCTAGTTTTTTATTTGCGGCAGGGACTTGGAAGTCAAATTCAAGACCAACTAAACCGCCACCATTATTCACTTCGGTAGATGTGTATTTACCAGTAGACAATATTTGCAAACCAGTGTACGTAATCTGATTGTGAACCCCGCTAATAAGTTTAGTCGTGTTAAGAATAAATTGCTCCAATAGCTGAGAGTAATTTGGCATAGCATTCATTTGCTGAATCAGCTTTTGAAGCTCGTCCATTGATTTCTCATTGGTATCAAATGCAAGTTTCATGCGAGGCATGTTCTTAGCATTTATTTCGATTGTGTCAGTTCCAATCTTAGGGGCATCACCATCGTAGGCAACGTACCTTGCAATTACTGGAACTGATTTTTCGCCAATAGTTTGACGATATTCTTTGTAAACAGATCCCGGAGCTTCGTCATAAAGTTGAGTCCATTTTACTTGTGAGAATTTATCTGCAAATGCTGTTTCGAAATACACTTTCATGCTATCGTAACCGCCAGATGCAAGCGCACCTTGCAAAAGTGCGTACATGCTTGAGTCTATAGTTCCTGTAGGGAATGCCATAATTTTAATTTTTATTTGTTAATAATTAGTCGGCAACGTATCCGCTATTTTGAACTTCATTAAAGTGATGCAATTCTAGCATCGGAATAGCTGCGGCAACTATAGCAGGAAGCCAAGGCGCTGTATTCTCGTATAAATACTTTTCTCCTCTTGCTAGACCGATTGAGTTTTGGTCGCCAACAATCGTATCGTCAATGGACAATGTATTTGGAATACAGTATAAAGATTTAGAAGAACCAGCAGCAGTAGCAGATGATTGTGCTAAGTAAGTTCCTGCGGCAACGGCATCTATATTCGCTGTAACAACAGTAAATGAAGCTTCGCCAGCGACTGTTAAGTCTAGGCTTGTTACTTCAATAGCCTTACCTGTTCCGGCTAGTGTCGATGGAAGAACCATTACGAAATCTCCGTTATGCAATTTAGGAAGATTGCCTAATGCATATACAGTTATTTTTGTATCTGTAGAGATTACCTCAACGGCTTTTACTTTGAAAATTTTTAGCAATTTAGCGGCCTTTGTGGTGGTGTTAAATGCAAATGGACTTGCAGCAGAGATGATTTCACCAGCAACTAAGTTGGCTTTGTCAATAAGGCCGCCAGATTCTAGTCTTTTTGGAATTTTAACCCATACTGGGACGCTATTTCCAAAAGATGCAGAAGATGAATTGTAAGCATTCCAATCTTGTGACATATTTGTTATTTTTAAGTTTAATATTTTATTTTGTAGGTACGCCTACTTTGCCTAGAGCTTTATCAATTAGCTTATTAGCATTTTCTCGTAATCCTTTTTGGGCTTCCGGTGTAGCTTGACCAATTGGTGTGATTGGTGATTGTCCATCCCCGTAGAAATCCTTGTATTCTGTATTGTATAGAGGCAAGACTGTTGCGCTTATTTGCTCATCTGTCATATCTTCGGTTATCTGAACCTTTGACAATGCTACTTCCAATACTTTTTTATTTGCAGCACCAGATGTTTCAAGCAATTTTCTTGCAGAAGCCAACTTTGCTTCATTTGCAGCCCTTTTTTGAGACTCAATTTCTTTCAACTCTTGAGCTTCCATTTTTTCACGAATCCTTTTAGCCCACTCTGGTTCATCCAAAAGAGTAGGAGCAGGAGTCGGAGTTGGAGTTGCGATTGGAACAGGAGTAGCTATAGGAGCTACAACTGGAGCAGCAACTTTTCTTGAATCAACCTCGCTCTGAATAATTCCTACAAATGGTTCAAAAGCCGTAATCTCTAAAGCAATCTGAGTGTCAAACTCCGCTTCTTGCGTACCCAGTGCGGTTAGCTTTGCTTCCACAATGTTTACGATTTTTTCAATCGATGCTTCTTTTAACCCGAACTTAGAATAAGCCGTTCTAACCGAAGTTCTAATTTTTTCTTTCATTATGTTTTATTATGAATTTTATGCAAAGATACAACATATTTTTTGATTACACAACATTTTTCGTAAAAAACTTTAAAAATTCAAAAATTTTTCGTACCTTTGCATCTGAAACAAAATTAAAAGTATGAATATAAAGGAATCAGACATAGATGAAGTGCTAAGCCATGATGGGCAAATAGTCTACTCTAATTCATTCGCCGAAAGACTTAGGGCTGAAAATTTGGATAGGCTGAGAGAGAAGAAGCCAATACGCAAGATGATACCTCAGGCTGGATTTCAGGAAAGCGTGTGCATAAACCAAGCAGACGTCTTATTCATCGGTGGGAAAAGAGGTGGTGGAAAGACTGCCGCACTAATGTTTCCGCCATTATACAACATAGACAACCCTCTATTTACGGCATACGCATACAGGAAAGAAGAGGCTGATTTACGAAGAGGTATATGGAAGTGCTCTAAGTCTTTCTATACAAAATTCGCAACTGCCACCGACTTAAAGTGGGAATTTAAGTCCGGCGCTACGTTCGTCATGGAGCACCTACAAAACGAAGCCAAGATTGACCAACGTATGAGGGGCGCTGAATTAGCAATGATAGAAATAGATGAGGTAAATCTTCTACAATCAAAAACGTTTTTTACTTTATTCGCGTCAAATCGTAATACAATTGGTGTTGAAAGCAAAATGTATTGTACTTGTAATCCAGTACCTAAAAACAACTGGGTCTACAAGATGGTTAAGTGGTGGATAAATGAATCTGACGGAACCATAATAAAAGAAAGATGCGGAAAAATTAGGTATTTTTTCAAGTGGGGAGATACTGTTAGCGAGATAGCGTGGGGAGATACAAAAGAAGAAGTATATATAAAAGCCAAGTCAGATATAGATAAGCTTCTTAGGGCGAACCCAGACGGTGGGTATGAATCGCTAATATCATCATTCAGCTTTATAGAGGGTGACTTTATGGAGAATAAGATTTTAAACCTTCTGGATCCGGGCTATTTAAGAAAGGTAGCTACAAACGGTGGCGCTCAAGCTCTAAAAGACGTTAATGGTATTTGGGGTTCGGATGAGTCTAGCGATGTTCAAATAACAACAACGGAGATAGAGGAACTATGGTTTAATAATATAGAACAAACAGAAGGTAAGGTTCTGAAAGCTACATGCGACGTTGCCCTTAGTAGGGACTTTTTTACACTGAAGGCATGGAAAGGTAGACATCTATTCGATATGGAATATTTCTGCGGCATAGATAGCGCTACGGCTGCATCACTTGTAAAAAAATTCCTAGATAAACATTCAATTAGAGAAGAAAACTTTGCGTATGACTATAATGGGATAGGTCTGTACTTAGAAGGACACTTCCCAAAAGCTATACCATTTAATAATAGGTCGCAAGCGTCTAACCCAAAAGTGTGGGACTGCTTAAAATCAGAGTGTGCCGAAAAATTCATTGAAAATATAAAAGCAGGAAAGTACTCCGTAGCGAAATCAGTACTAGAAAGAAAAATAGTCATAGTACAAAAAGAGTTTAGCAGGGAAAAACGCAAAGGCGATTACTCTACAACTTGGGGAGATAGGATATTAGAGGAGTCTAAAGCTCTACAAAGAAAACAAACCGATAACGGGAAATGGGAGCTGATAACGAAAGCCACCATGAAAGAATTAATAGGGCACTCCCCTGACTTTATAGAGTGTGCGTTCATGGTGGAAGCTATACCTGATAAAAATAGAAGCTTCAGCAATATAGGAATGCTGGTAGCTATGTAATAAAATATAATAAATAACATATATGACCCCAAAAGAAATATTATTAAAAGATCCATTTAAAAGAATCAATCCTGATATTACAGGGATGAGTTGGAACATCTACGGAGACGATGGTTCGCTTCGTTCGGTAACACCTAGCAATGCTACATATCAAATAGTAACACAAGATGATTTTCTAAGAGAATACGATCCTAGTGGGCACAAAATTTTTAACAGGTCGTATTACATGGATCGCCTAAAAACCGACGACCAAAAGCGGACATATATTCATTATGTAGAGCGTAATGCATTCGCCTTTCAATCCGTAATAACTACAAAAAGGCTAACACATCTATGGGGAAATCCAATTAGGTTCACAAACTCTAGCCCAAATCCAACAGCAGCGCAGGATTTTTTAATGCGTGACTTCAAGCAGGGCTGGGCTAAGAAAAATATGGAAGAGGGTTTGTTTGCTTGTGGAAAATCAGAAGCAATAACCGGAGATGCTGCAATGTGCTTTTATTTGAAAGATGGTGTTGTTGGATACAAAACTTTTTCATATCAAAATGGAGAAGTGCTTTATCCACATTATGATAGATTCACCGGAAAGCTAAGTACATTCGGTAGGCAATACAAATCTTACGGAAATGATGGAGTAACAGTTGTTAATGAATACTTGGATGTATGGGATGAAAGAAATTTAACAACATACCAAAGAACAAATAATTTAAAAACAAAAGTTAAGGCGTTGATTGGACTTGACGGATGGGAATTAGTTGGCGCTCCAAAGCCTCACGGATTTTTAAGAATACCAGTGGCGTACAAAAGGAACGCTGTAGGAGCTTGCTGGAGTCTTGCCCAAGATTCTATTGACAAATACGAACTGGCCGTTTCTAATCTTAGCGAAAACAATAAGGCTTATGCTTTCCGTATATTATTCTTAAAAGGAGAACAGATAAATGCTGTAGCTGGCGGAGATGGTGGAGTGGGGCTTATTACAGGAGATAAAGATTCAGAAGCTAAGTTTTTAGAAAGAGCTGATGCAAGTGCTTCGTTTGAATTACAGCTAAAAATACTAAGACAAAATATTTTTACCAATTCATTTTCAGTAGAGCCTCCAGAAGTAAAGGGAGGAGATTTGCCGGGGGTTACAATTAAGTTATTGTACTCGCCAGCCGTGGAAAAAAGCATGGAGGAGAAGGCAGAATGGAACTACTTTATAGACGACTGTGTGGCGCTGTTTAAGTACGGATACGGAATGGAAATAAAGAAGATGGCAGAATACGAGTCTCTGGACGTTAGAGGGGAAATAGTGCCTTATGTGCACCAAAACTCAATGGAAATTCAAACAATATTAAACGGGGCTGTTACATCTGGCGTATTGTCGAAACAAACGGCTGCTGAAAATGGAGTCTATTCAAGTAATAATGAGTACGAGAAAATACGGAAAGAAGCAGACGAGAAGGCTATTAAAGATGCTGAAATAAAAGCCACTGAAAATGCCACTAATTTAGCTAGACAGGCGGCTGCTGGAAAAGACCCAGAGCCAAGTCAAGTGTAATAAAACAAAACCCCAAGAGTTTTTAATTCTTGGGGTTTTTAAATTCAGTCCTCGCATAAGGAATAATAAGCCGTATTCTAGTTAAAGTCGATAAACCTAGAACGCTATAGTAGGATATTTTTCACTTATTATATTTACACAAACTATCTCATGCCTAAGAAAAACTTTAAGAACACTAAAGTCTGTAAAGCTCGTTTGCTTCAATCTGATTTTTTTTTCGAACGTGGACACCACATTCCATTTTGCTCAGAACAAATGACTTAGACTTGAACGGAGACTTTCTTCCATTTTAAAGTGCAGATATAATGACAAGGCCTACATCAACACCAGCAAACTTACACCGTCCTAAGCTGTTAGGGGGACGCGGTTAATTACTCCGGATAAACTTAAGCTAACCTTGCACGTAAATTTTATCGGCTTTAAGCACCGATGTGGATTCATTTTCAGAACTCGCTATATAAAAGTCCCATTTCTAAAGCGTCCTTTAGTAGATAGTAGTTAATTCTACTCGCCTTTTCGCAATCCTTTCGGAGTTGTGCGGGAAATATTGTTTTAAAACAAGCGGAGTCGAACCGCCGAAAACCATACACTCTCGCGCAAGTTATACCCTGACCGCAAAGTTCCCTCGTAAGGTGCGGGAAGTAGACTCGAACTACCGACCTTTGGGTTATGAGCCCAACGCGCTACCAACTGCGCCATCCCACACAAAGTATCGTCTTTCCGATATGTCATGAGTCGCATACTCTTCCTTCCGCATGACCCAAGCATCGGAACTTTTCGCACCGACTAAACTTCTCAGTCTCGTCGGGGCTTGAATAAAAACCAACTTATCTATGAAAATCAAAAATCCAATTTAATGAGAAAAATAAAAGCCAAGTACTGCACATCTTATTTAATTACATCAGCTTGATTGATGTCTACTGGTATTTTTCTAATGCAAAGATAATCAATTATTCTGATTTAGCCAAATCTGCAACATATTTTTCACATATTTTAACTTTTTCTGGTTTTGAAAGAGTTGTTTTGTGTGAAATACTATGAGCTAATAACCATTCGGAAAGTTGCGCTCCACTTAGTGCTTCGAATATTGGGAAGGTTTCTTTTTTCTCTAAGAATATAACTTCGGAATCTTTGTCAGAGGTTATAATAATTCCGCGCTCCAATTCTTCACCCCCTAGCTCTTCGTTAACTTCTTCTTTGTCGTCAATAAGATTTATGTCGAGTGGAAGTTCGCCATCGCTTTCTTTTGAGCTTTCAAAATTTCCATCTGGCTCGTCTTCAAAATCTTCTTCGGTATCGTCAGCCTCTTCATTCTCATATAACTCCAAAAATTCGTCAACCATTCCGAAATTTGTATTCGGATCAAAAGCAACATCCGGTGTAAGAAAATCTTCGTTCCATTTTGCAACTACGAAATTTTCCATCCCTCTGCGCGAAACTTTTGCTGCCATTAAGCCTTCGAATTTTTCAAAAGGAGACAAGACTGGTGCGCCCAGCTTTTTGAGCTTTAAATAATCTAAAATTTGTTTCATAAGTACTTGTGTATAAGTTAGTTACTAAAATGGCAAGTCCGAGTCTTCTCTTGCTGCTGTGACTTGTGTAGCAGTATTATTTGGAACCGAAGTGGCTGAATCTCTCTCAACCTTCCAAGCCTTAACAGTAGTATACCATCTCCCACTACACTCGCGGCTCTCTAAGTCGTAGCTAACTTTCAACTCGTCATCAATTCCGACATTAAATTTTTCAATGCTATCTCCAAATAAATTGAAACACACTTTTTTAGGATATTGTCCGCCATTTTCAATTACATAGTCTTGGCTTTTCCAAGTTCCATTTTTCCCTTCGCCAGATTGAATCGGCAATACCGCAATAACCTTTCCGTTTAGTTCGCTCATTTTTGTTATGTTATAATTTAGTTATTAATTGTTTAATCTTTTCTATTGCGGCCGATTGTAATGTTGTTTCTACTGCATTTCCAATTGCAATTGGAGTCAATGCGCTTATTGCGCTTACCGTGTTGATAAAATCTTGTATTTCGCTCATTTTTGTTCTTCTTTTTCTTCGTTTAATTTTTCTTTTTCTTCAAATTCTTTTTTAACTTCTTTCAATGCCGCATCGTGTTCTTCGTCAGTAAACTCTTTTTGATTATCAAGCATCCATTTCGAGAAAGTTGTATTCAACTCAACCAATAAAGACGGATTCATCATTGCGTGTTCAGAAAGCACTTTTACCGAGTCGAAAATAAATCCGATTAGCTCAGGATCCTCCGAGCTCCAGTTTCCTAAAATAGCATTTGCTTGTTCTCCTGCAAAAACTCGAAGCTGATAATGATTCGACTTATGCGTAAGTTTCAGTTTCATTGCCGATTCTTCAACCTCTACTAACCACCCATCAATAAATTTGAACTTTTTGTTCGTAGGCTTTAAGACTGGATTTGGTTTTTCTTCGCTCATGCTAACATCGCTTTAAGTTGTTCTTTTTCTGCTTCTGAAAGACTGTTTGCAAGTGCTGAAAGTTTTGCTTGTTTTTCAGATTCGATTTTAGCCAATGTATCGTCGCGAAGAGTTTTAAGGTTGGCGTTTAGTCCTTCGTTCGCTACAATCTCCAAATTACACCACTCAATAATCCCTTCATCGCTTAACCCAGACGGATAATAATTACCGTAAAGCTCAATTTGCTTTTTTCTTGCATCCACAAAAGATGTGTCGCGTTTTTTCGTAATAACAGCATCGATGATTGGAGCTCCTTCCATTTCGCCTACTTGTAGCGGTGCTTTTTCTTCTTTTTTGTTCATTTGTTTGTATTTAAAATTGTTTGTAATTTCTTCCATTCATTGCAATCCATTGTCCTAAAACTTTTACGACCCAAGATAATTTTTGCTTCTCAAAAGACTCATTAAGGGCTGAAAATTTACAAGGTCTTCTCGAGATATTTTCTCCGTCAAAAATTTCAACATACCATAGCGACTCATCATTTATAGGTTTATCTATGGTTAATGTTTTAACTTTTTTAGAAGCCATCTCGTCTGACTTTCTTGTGAGCCCTTTGCGTTCTTTTGGTTTCACTTGCTTCGACATAATTCATTCCATTTTTTAATGGCATCTGAATCGTAGAGGATATTATCACATGCTCCGTCTATTTTATGTATTAGAGTAGGCTTAACATCGTATGAATATTCCCACTCATGCAAAACAGTTCCACTTTCAGAAACATCTGCAGTTACTATTTCTTGATATGATATTTTTGGCATAAATTTACTTTTTAATTATTCAACATTACTCCATATCCCTTTGCTATCCAAAAAATACTAGACATACCGACGCAACTTCGGCTTCGCAAAAAAGACTTGTACTGTTTTGAACATTCTCGCTGAGTATATCCGGCGTTTTTATCTGAAATTCGATGGAAATAAGATTCTCCAGCAGCTCCGTATCGACCAGCAATAGCAATACCTATTTTAACCCAGTCTTGCCTTGACGATGTAATATCAATTCCAGTATCATCCAATCTATCCAAAAGCATTGAAAACCTCCTATCATCATTATCTCCTCCAGAAAACGATTTTCGTTCGATTACTGGCATTATATAAACTCCGGTGTATGTTTCCGCATTTAGATTGAAATAAGCGCTCTTGTCGAAGCTATACCCCCTAAGTCGGCTTAGATTACCGCAAGATCCATCTATTTTTATTCCAACAGACTCCATCATATAGTTTTTAATATGATAGAAGTGCTCTGAAAAGGTAGCTACGTTTGCTATTGGTATTAACGCCCAAACTCCATTACCAGAAACTGACTCTCCAATATAAGAGATAAAAGGCAAGACTGTTAGTTTTTGTTTAGCCAATTGCGGTGGCATATCATCAATGTCTATGCTAATAAATCCACTTGGCGAAACTAGCTTATCGTTATTCTGCCATGAGAACACTCCGCTTGGAGTTATCGCGTAGAAACTCTCTTTTAGTTTGTATCTAACTTTTTTGTCAGTGCATAATCTAACTCCCTCGATGTAATGTTGAAGCTCATTGTTAGTTTTAGTAAGCCAGTCATATAAACTTGTAGTTCTCATAGGACATGGCTTATCAAACCCGCTAAATAAACTTACTTGTACGTCGAGAGAGTTTTTCATTCAAATGTTTTTGAAAATTGTTCGTAAAGTTTTTCAACGCTTCTGAAATTAATAACACTAGCTTCACCATCGATTGATTCAATCAACCTTGAAAATCCTAATGCTCCACCTTGATTAATTCCTAAATTACCAACTACGTCTTCTGCGTTCTCAATAATCCCATCCTGAATGATGTAGTTTGCAAAAACTTTCGCATGCAACATCATTTTTTCATTAACTTCTGATAGTCCAAACAAACCATTAGTAATATCAACTCCATCTCGAATTAACCTCTCTTTGTGCAACTCAAATAAATCCTTTTCTTCCATCTTATACACGTTTTTAATTGTTATGATACAAAATTACGGAAAAGAAATGACACCGCAATAGAAATTAATGTTTGTTATGATAGTTTTTAGTTTCTTCACAGCATTTTGCTATCCAACCAACTAAATAGGCATAATGTTCGTTACCACCGCTAAATTCTTGAGATAAAATTCCAAGTTCTTGGCAAATATAATCTGCAACATGAACAGCTTCGTGAGATACCACCTCAAAATTTATATTCTTCTTTTCTGTAAAAATTATTATAGCGCCCTTTTTATTATCCGATTTATCTCTGACAGCGCAAACCAAGGCGTTACATCCAGATGTATCAAAGCTATCAGAATCGTTTGAATACGCCTCGTCCAAAATAAATCTATCTTCTATTGTAGATTTGTTTACTCCAATGTGAATCCATAGCTTCCTTGGATATATTTCTGTTGAAAATTCGTGAAAAGTTGTTTTACTCATTTCTTATCTTTCCTTTCTTTCTCCGCTTTGTAAAGATGGCACGAAATACATACCGCTGGGGTGTAAAATTTAACATCGTCTGCTTCATCTCCAGTATCTGTGTTTCCCTTAAGGGCATCAAGAGAGGCTAGCTGTTCTAATAACTTATTCTGTTTTACCGGATCTGTTTCCCTCATTATATTAGATGTCATTAGCCTCCTAATGTCTCCCTTTGTCATTTGACCGTCTTCTCCTGTAGCGAAATCAGAATCAAAAGTTGTGGATGTGCCACTCGCAGCTTTATTCTTTTCTGCAACATAGCTTAATAGCACGGTTTGAATATACGCCACCACTTGAGGTCTTTTTGACATATTAGATGCAAGCATTCTTCGCTGAGAATCGTCTTTTAGTTTTGAATCCTTGAAACAAACTCTGTGTGCGGCGCTCTGTGTCCAAAGTCCAGATGCTATAAGGGTTGCAAAAGCCCTTTCTTCGTCTGATATTTCTATTTGGTTTACTTTTTTATTTGGTGATATGCCCATATTTGCTTAATATATTACTGGAGTTACTATAATTTCTAACTTAAATATCTCATGCCTATTCTTTTGTAAATTGTATTTATCTAAGAAAAGCAAGCAGTGTTCTGCTGATAGGAATTTATACGCATTTTCAAAGTACTCTGAATATATAATATCAGATCCGTCTCTATAATCTAAATCAATCCATTTTTCAAACTCAACACTTCTTATAACAAATTTATTTTTCATATTTACATATTTTTACGGGCACTCATCGCCCTCAAATTTAATTTCTTTTTGCCCTGATTCCACTTCCTCCTTAGTCTCTTCCGACTCTTCCTCAAAGCATCCAACAACATACCCATCATATCCGCAATACTTAGCTAGCTCCATCTCCCCCATTTGGGTCTGCTCTCCTAAACATATAACCTTTATCAAAGACTCATCTGGAGCGCAAAAAATAGTAAAATAATTTCCGGCCGAACTGGGAGTATGCTTATAACCCCTAGATACTAGCTTTTCTCTAAATGACTTCGAGCTAAATGCCTTGTAATTATTTACAGAGCAGTAATCGCAATACGCTTTATAAATGTCGCGCTGAAGCATTCTCGACGAAGCGTGTCCTGTAAATCTTTCGGTTCCGAAATATCTATACTCTTTTAAGAATAGTAGTGCTGAATTTGAGGATGTTTCGTATTCATGGGAAGATTGTTTGGCATTATCCGACTCTGTAAATTTGAAGTCATTATTGATCATTCTAGTGCGACCTTCAATTATCCAGTTAAAAATACCGGAATACTCACCCTGAAGTTTTGAAGATAAATTTTTATCTCTATCTTGTTCGCGTATTGTCACTCCAAAAGTTAATACCTTGAATCTCCTAAAGAATCCCTGTGAGTCGTCTGTAGTGTCCGGCAGTGCATTAGCATTTGCCATCATTAACGGAATGTCTTTCGCAACATATGAGTCCTTGTAAAGCTGCCGTGCAGGAGTTTCTTCTCCACTTATTAATGCCTTAACTTTTTTACCATTAAGCTCCTTTTTTCCAAGCTCTGAATTATAATTAAGCAATTTGCCATCAATAGAAGCCATATTCTCTGCCGATTTTCCTCCCACCAAGTCCTCGATAGGAGTAAAGCTTATATTCGCTTCTCCCAAAATTCCTTTGATTGTTTGGAATACAACCGATTTTCCATTGGAGCCGCCACCAAGAAGTATTAACATTTCCTCCAATGATGTTTTGTGTCTATCGATGAAAATTAGTCCTAAGTATTCTTGCAGAACCATTCTGCTTTCTAGTTCTGGTAAAACTTGTTCTAGAAACTTAATCCACCTTGGACATTTTGCATCCGGTTCGAATTTATACCCAACCATACTAAGGACGTGTAGCTTTCTACTCGGAGGAGAAAGTTTCCCAGAGTCCAAATCAAGCACTCCATTTAAGAAAGATAACATTCGCTTCGATGGATGCAGTTCTTTTCGACTGCTTTCTCTCATTGACTTGCTAAGAAGAATATGTCCCCTGCCGTTAATATCGGCGTCCGAAACTCCAAATTCTTCCATAGAGTCGAAAAGAGCCAGCCGAACATCCTTTTCAGATACCTCAGAATATATTTTCCCATTAAACCAGTAAATGCAGCCTTTATATGAGTGCAAACTAGTCTCCGCGACTATATCACCGAAATATCGCGACAAAGAGCCACATCTTTCATCCTTTGGAGCTCCAGAAGAAATTGCCGAGCGTATTCTAACCTCAAATGGTTTTGAAAGTTCGATAATTTCATCTTTTAGCGTCATGTGTTAGTGGTCTAAAGAAAGTTGTAGTGAATATTTTAGTTTTCTCGGCGGTTCCTATTGTGACGTGCTTGTATGGCAATTGGACAGAGGCAAGACTTAGCTGTTTGTAGCTCAAATAGCCGTCTAGCGTGTACCAAATATTTCCGTGGTCATCTAGGATTGAGTCGGAAGTAAGGATTGTGAATGTTTTGATCAGATGCACTTTTCTAAAATTTTGTAAGCGTTATGGTATTTAACCAATCTCTCAATATCTTTTTCAGTTATTTCTGATAGCCTAGTTATGTCCATATTGTCTAGCAAATCAGCAAGCTTTATTCGAGAAGCAAGTTTATTTTCTGATATTCTTTTTATATAAGACTCCAAATATGGTTCATTTTTGGCTTTAGTAAGAATAACAACCAACTCAACTACCTCTTTTGGAAAAATAAAAGATAATGAAGTTTCATTCCATTCTGGACAATCTTCTAATAAATCATGCAAAATAGCTGCTGAATTAAGAAAATCATTGTTTTCTACTTTAGTAATTCCGATATGCTTATAACACCCCTCGCACACCCTATATAAATGACTAAAGTAGTCTTTTCCAGCCCTATCAATCTTCCCTGAAAAAGCCTTCTCTGCCAACTCGAACGCTGCCGCGTACATTAATCCTGTATTTTCGTATTCTATCATTTTTTCTAATTTTTCAACAAAGATAATACATTTTTACTTATAAACAAAACTTTTTTGCGTATAAATCCTCTAATATTTCTGAATTAACGTTATAAATATATTCTTTAGGTGTAATTCCGGTTGATAAAGTCTTTGAAAAACACTCTCCTTTTAGAATAATAAATGCCGTATATGATATTCCCCAGTCCCATTCTCGGATGCGAACATTTACTCTAGTTCCAATTTCGTATTTAACTCCAACTCCGTTAACGTTTTTAGACAGCCAAACTTCTTCCGTGAGTGTCTTTTTGGCATAACGTATGTTGTCGTGGAGTAGGGTGTGTTTTGGGTAGGCTAGGGTCATGATTTGCGCTGTTCGATAAATTTTTCAAAAAGCTGCTCTGGAGAATAATATTTATCTCCAAATTTAAAATAAGCAATCGAATGTTTGCAGCAATTATCTAAAATAAAATACGAAAATGCAATCGCTAAATTTTTAAGCTCATATTCTGCAAAACTTACACCGCGCCTAAACGATGCGGAAGAAAATTCGTTAATACCATAAACAGAAGTTATAATAGCTTTAGTCTGTCTTTCTTCGTTAATAATATTATCTTCACTAATTAATCTTTTCATAACAATTCTTTTTTAAGTTTTTCAATATCTTCCTCGCTCCAATAATAAACTCTAAAGCCGCCAATGGTTTCACGCTTATATTCTTTATGCATTCCAAAAGACTCAGCATATTCACCAAGCTCTCTAGCTGTAATTTTTATTTTATATTCGCGCTTTAGCATTGATGCTACTTCGGTACTAGGTATTTTGGTCATTACACAATTTGGTTTTTGGTGTCTAAGATTGACTTTTCATCAATAGAGCCGTATTCATTTACTTCTGCGCTTTTATAACATTCTATAATAACCTTATTACAGGCTTCTAGCATTACAGAATATATCCTAGAATTTACATGAGCTCCTGTGTGATTAAAAAATATTAAGTCTAAATTAATTTCTTCCATCTTCAAATTCTTTTAGCTTTACACAAAATTGCTCAATGGGAAATATTTAATTCAGCATTATCGGCACACAACTTAACAGCCTGATTACATGCTTCTTTCATAATGTCAAAGATGCACTGCTTTTGATTATCGTCTATATCATAAAGACAATTATTATAAAACGCTTTTGCTTCAAAAATATCCTGTAAATTAATTTCTTCCATAATATTCATCTATTTTAGTTTTTAAACTTGCTTTAAACTCTTCTCTCTTTAAATCACGCCTTTTTACATGTCCGGTATGCGTTATTTCTCCGACTTTAAGTTCTTTCTTTTGTCGGCGATATGGGATTTGTCCTAACATGATCCGTACTTATAGGAGCTAAATCCTTCATATTCGTTTGGAATAAAGCTGAGTTCTTCTAATAATATTATATCTTCTTCAGATACTAATTCTGGAGATATAGATACCATTAATTCATCGTGAGAACAATTTGTAGGGTAATTTGGATTTCCATACTTTAAGAAAATTTGCAATGCTTTAATTAAGTCTTCCATATTATTTGTTTTTAAAAAGTTAGTTGCGCAAGACACCATTATCTTGCCACTCAACAAAAGTACGCAAAAGATTTTTCACTGGCAAGGAATTAAACATTATTTAAAGATTATTCACCTTACTTCGTATTCCATTGGAAGTATTATATTTTCAGAAATCCATGGCTTAAGAAGTAAGAATAATCCTCTTATCTCATCTGTTCTATATCCGGCCAAGCTGCTACCTATTTTTACCACATAGAACTTTTTGTCTAAATTTTTATTCGCATATAAAACAAAGTCCTGAACTTCTTTGCCTATTTCTCGAAGGGTAGAAGATTTTTCTACCCTCCAGTTCTTTTTTGTTATTATGGCATAAGACCGCCCTTGTATACCTCTTGGATTTCCTTGTATAGCTCCAAAATATTTCTTTGCAGTTAATGCTGCACCTTTCCCATGGACTCCGTCTACGTTGCTTCCAAAAACAAATATGCATCCTGTTGGAAGAGACGTTATATTCTCTGGCGTATATTCCCTACTCACATTTACATCCTTTCTCATTCCACTTCTTGCTACCGACTCCATCCACAATAGCATAAAAACCACTGTTGTCAAAAGTCCGGCGGAATCCCAAATTAGAAACTGTTCGCCTAAACTCTCCAATAGATACTTGCTCTTCGCACCCAAGAACGTACTCCCGATAAGCCGACCGGAAAAGCACTTCCATCCCATCATCCGAAGAGGCTGACTCATATCCACCTTCTCGTAAAAACTTCTCAACGCTACCCATCTCTGACTCAGCCAAAACTTCTCCGCCATCCAAAGCCACTATCGCCCCTTTTAAGACCATATCTATGACCTCTGATACATCTACTCCACTTTCACGAGAAAGTATCGTAGCTAGGCTCTCAGGCGGCAAATTGTACCATCCGTTGAGTAGCGAACTATTAGCGAACTCTGAAGTAAGTCGAGAATGCAGTCCCAAGAACGCCCCTGTCCTAATCCATCCTATCAAATCTAGTCGATAAGGAATGAGGCGAGACAGTTGCCCGTATCTCATTCGCGGGTTATTTGTAGTAGAAGTTCCAATTAATACATGATTCGTGTCGTGTATTCTGAAGAAGAAGACACATCCGTTTACTCCGTCTTCTGTTTTTTTGTATGTTGGCATGGTTATAAATACTTTTCGTTAATCAATCGCATTTGATGTCTCCAAATTTTATCAGTAATACTTTGCGATTGATGATGGTTTTTTGTTATATTATTCATTCTTTCTATTTGATAACTTTCTATTGCATCAAATTGTTTTGTTAAATAAAACTTATAGTAAAATGATATTTGAAAATATTTATTTATTGATCCAATAATAAAGCGAAAAAGATTAATGCATAGTTGTATTAGAAATAAAATAGATCCAATTCCAATAAGAAGAATCCAATAAGAAATCAAAAATATCTTTCCTTTTGAGCTATAGTCAGAAAGGCTGCCTTCGTTCACATAATATCCAGTGACGAGCGCGTTTAAAATCAAGCAAATGTAAATTAAGTGTATCATAAGTTTTTATATTTTTCGTCGTGAATAGTTCCGATAATTTTTAAATTTTCGTCAACAAGGCATTCTGTAACCGCATACATAAACTCTCTCACTCTCACTACTTCTGGATTTGGATATCCATATCCATAGGCTCCTGACACGATATCTCCTTCAAAAATAAACCTATCATAAGGATCGGTAGCTACTAGCATCTCGATTTCATATCTTTCTCCAGTATTATGCCAAGTCGTATCGTAAGTATCGAGTAGTTGCCCTTCCATAGATAAAAGAAATCTTGTTGACGTGACGTAATATCCCGCTTCGCTGTCGTAAATTCTAAATTTTGGTGTCATGTTATTTTCTTTCTATTGGTCTCCATTCTACAATATCTAGTATTTCACAATCATGCTCATCTACCCAATCTACGAAGTTGAATCCGTCCATAAACCCAGAGTAAACTCTACACTTAGTCCAATCTCCATTTTTAAATTTGCCGATGACAAATTCGCTTCTTAGACCATCGAAATTTCCACTTTCAAAGGCAATAGGCAATTCTTTTTCTATCGGAATCCACCGTTGTGCAAGCTCTACACCAGAGTTAAACCCTTCATTGAATGCCCATGTATTACCTATTATACTTGTTGGAGTATTATATGGATTCACGCTATTCCTAATTTCTTCTATTGTTTTCATATCATTTTTGTTTTTAAGCCGGAGTTGGGGATGAGGCGATGTTGTTTGATTTCTTCCATATTTCTTCTAGTTTTTTACGTCTGAATTTTCCCATGCCACATAACATTCTCCGTCATAATTATGTTTTGACTTAAATCCAAGTCTAGTCATAGATCGCTTGAAGTCTATCCTTCTATTATCTTCTCCGGTGAATACATTATACTCCAAATGCAGTCTTTTATGTGAAAATTCTACTGCATTAGCCTTTGATATTGGAGTTTTTATAGGAGAAACGTTTTTCGTATTCATAAAGTTTGATACTACCGCGTCCTCTACCGATAGGTTTGTCGATTCACTTGGATCAAATATTAAACTTTTTGCGTAAGAAGCCTCAAATTTATTCCTAGCCTCGATGTATGCAACTGTTCCATGAATTAATATTTCATTCTCAACGTCTTCTTCTGTAATGTCAAACCATTCACCAGCTAGTCTTTTAGAAACATATTTTTTATGCAGTGCTGATTCAAGACTAGATGCATCTTTTGATACTATGCATCCTAAAATTTCAGCCCCAAAAGGAGAATACGTTTTCATTGTCTCGAACCTAGAAGCTGGAGTTTCATTATTTGAGTATCCAATCTTAATAGGAGTCATTCCCTTGTGTCTGAAAAAATAAACACAGCCTTTAATTTCTTTCATAATTTTTAAAACAAAAAGAGTCGATAATCAAAGACCGCCATCTTATCATATCAACTCTTGTGTAGCCGAAGCTAATTTCTTTTTACTCTTGGCGGAGAGCGTTTAATTTTATTTTGCAAAGATACGACAATAAATCGGAATAATAAAATTATTTCATCATTTATTTTAAAATAGGCAAGACTGTGTTATTTTGAACCATATATGTTATGGTATGTTAATAAATGTTAAGAAAATAGTAACATACTGATAATAAAGTATATATTATTTTCTTAACATGAAATTATACCCCTATTTCAATAAGTTTTTCTAGCATTCGGTAGTTACCCTAAATCTGGGTAACTCCTCGTTTTCATGTGACTTTATGAATATTATATGTTTTCCTCATAGTTTATATATATTAACAAATAAGTATATATATACCAGACAGTTACAGATTATGTTAATAATACATGTTTTATTCTTTTTTCCGGTTAACTTATGTATTCTTAATTAATTTATATTTATGATTATATATTATATTGTCTTTTCCACCCCAAACTTTACAAATCATGGATTTAGAATATACAGAATATAGAGCCTAAAAAAGTTAATAAAAAATTTTTTATAATAAAAAAAATTATACCGCTACCCGATAACGATGCAAATTCTTAAAATTAACATACGGGGGTGTACCCTATTGATTATCAACTAACTAGACAATTTATAAACACTTTGCGTATTCGTAATAATATATTAGTATAAAAATTTGGTGTTGATTATAAACGTTTTAGTGTTTTTGTTTATAGTAAATAGGTGTGATATGATATTCTTTGTCAAGTACTCGGATCATTTTACTTGACTCAATCCCCCCAGTCTTACCCTGTTAAGCAAATTAGTGTATTAGTGACCTAGTACACTCAATTATGTGATATAAATCACACTTTTGATGAGCGACCGTTCATAACTACGAAAAACTCGTAATACTACGAAACTTTCGTAATAGACTATAAGTTAAACATTTACTTCAAACATTACATTTTATTACATTATTAGATAGGATATTAAGGTGCGTTTTATATAGATATTTTCTATAATATACCAGATTGATATAGATATTCTCTATGTATATAGTTAATAGTAGTTAAAGTTTATTTCTCACCGCTTGTTTATCCAAATACTTTTATTTACTTTGCAGTTCAAAAGTTCAAACAGAACATTATTAGTATTAACAATTAATAAGTCCTACGGGCAAACACAATGTAATTGAATAGCACACATCTGATACGTTCAGATAATAAAGAAAACTAACATATAGATAAAAGAAAAGAGCCTACCATCGTATATATGTTAGGCTCTTTATTGTTCAATAAAGATTTGTGTTAAAGTTTAATTAATATGCATTGTATTACGAAATAAACACTATATATTTGCATCGAATATAAACCAATAAATAATATGGAAACCTTGTACTGTCAATATTAATTAGTATCTTTGCATTGTATTTGCACTTGATGTATAATACCTGGCTGGTCTCAGTGCCGCAAATGAGATATTAAAAGAGTAATCATTAATTTGGTTACTCTTTTTTTTATGCACACTTTCCAACCCTTATCAATTATGCAAAACTAGCGCAATTGTAAACAAACATTAAATCTTTCTTAATAAAACTTAAAGCTATATTTTATTCCAAAACTTTACTATATATTTGCAGTGTCATTCAATTAAGGGTGACAGAAAAACTAAATATTATGAAAACAATTAAAATCGACTTAGTAACTATCATTTGATTTACTCTTATTATTTTGGGTGTAGTATTAATGTTCGCTGGATTTGGATTAAAAGTATTAAACATGTGTACGCTTGATACTCAAATGTACTGTGTTGAATTTGGAATACTATCTATGATATTATCAATGTTTCCATTACTTAAGGACTAAGCAATAACCCCAAAATTTAAAATATACGACAATGAAAACAAACATCTTTCCACCTTGCAAGTATTATATACATGATACTATGAACCCCCAATTAAGCTACGAAACTAATTCTCAGCCTTTATTATGTCAGTTAGAAACATATCAGCCAACTGAGACAAAAGACGTGTTTAAAAAGGTACAAACAAAATTTTGCTACATTGATACACGCTATGAAGCTAAATTGCGCCTATTCTATTATTTGCACCCCGAACGCAAGCCAACTGGGCTGAGCGTATACGAAGGCACGGAAATAGGAAAAAGTTTGCCGATATTAAATTATTAAAAACAATATTATGAAAACAGACAAAGAAATGATTTTAGAAATGTTTGCAAAAGGTGTAGACATGTTTATTAGCAATAGAAGCGGTAAAATAGTAACCACCACACACAAACGTTACGAACTCGAATTTGAAAATATATTAGACGCATATTTGTTTCATTGTAAGCCACTTACAGAAACTATTTGTTAAACTTTCACCCAACCACATTCTTTTAACACTAAATGTTTTGTTCGTGTTGCATAAACATATATCTTTGCATCGTAATCAAAACAAAACATTTTTCAATCACTTCTAAAGCCCCATAACATTATGACAACTTCAAACAACACTCAAAAACTTTTCACAACTGGACAACTTATCGGCGTTATCGCTTTTACTTTAGTAGTCATTACTGTAGGCTACATGCTTTTTTCTGGTGACTTTAGTAGTTTCAATTCTGTAGGACTAGGTAAATAACTAACTTCTAAAATTAAGTATTATGAAAGCAAAAATCTTTATCAGCGGTCAAATTATGGGAAATAGAACTTTGTTAAATGCTATTTCTTGTTATGACGTTAAAAACGGTATGTTTAATTCTTTTCATTGCTATTTCGATAGTATTGGCGAGGCAAAAAAGGCGATAAAAGACGCAAACAAAAGCATTAAATCTGATTTGGATGCAGACCAAAGGCATTGCTTATCTATGGCAAAAGACGCTTCATATCTTAGTTGGGACGCAAGCACGGCACAAGTAATGAAGTGCGAATAGATACCCTCACTCTCAGCCCTGAACCGCTATGAGTGGACAAAATAAAATAGTTCTTTGACATGATGAATTTTTAGGCTGAGAATGGAATCAGCTATAAAAACATAGTCTTGCCCACTTTTGTGAAATGCGATAACAGGGCAAAAAAACATAGGCTAATAACCTCCAGTGAAATGCTGCAAAGAACTAAAAACATAGTATAGTTACTTCGGTGCAATGCCGTAATAAACTACCCCGAAAACATAGGCTTACCGCTTCAGTGCGTCCGAAATGGCAATGCTGTAATAGGTTCAATTATAACCCCGCAAAGTTTGAATGTATTTTGCGGGGAACTAAAACTAACTTTTAAAAACATAACATTATGACACGTACAACATTAACAATTACAGTAGAACACTACGAAGAATCAGAATTTTCAGAAGCTATTATGAATGTAGTTAATCATGTAAACAAAGGCTTCACATCTGGAGCATACGAAGGCATAAACGATTTGACAGTAGAATTTGAAACTGCAGTTACAGAAGCGTAAAGAAAACAAGCTTGCAATTAATAGACTGATTGCAAGTAACAAGGCATGAGCCGAAAACTAATAAAATCAATAATATTATGAAAACAAATTTAATAGGTAAAAAAGTGCGTATTATTTCAGACAACGAGAATTACAGTGATTTTGTTGGTAAAACATTAATTTGTACTTTTGCCTCTAATAGCGGAAACGGCTATGATAGCTGTATGTATCCTGAAATGCTTTGCGATTTTAAAACCATTGACGGGAACGAATTTCCTTTTTCTTTGTACGAATACGAATTTGAAGTAATTAAATAACCAACTAAACACAAGCCGTTAAGAGCGGTAAAAGATTATGAAAGCAAAAACTATTTATTTCAATATGAAAACTAATTTTGGAGTCGAAACAGTTGATCAGTGTATAAGTTCCGAACATGAAAATAATAAGGCTTACAGGGCTGAAATTAAAGGCATGTTGTCAAATTATCATTTAGCTGGAATGAATGTGTATTTAAGCTTACGTTGTACGAACGATTGGAAAAATAATTAACATTATGAACGATCCATTTAGAATTATAGAAGTGCACATTTCAACCATTAAAGCAGGTGATACAATAGTTTCTAACGGGAAACATTCGACCGTATGTAAAAACAATATTAAAAAAGCTGACTTTCTGCCGATGTCAATTTTTGGTGATAGCTTTAGAAGTGGCACTATTTTGGTTGAAAAAGTATTATTTACACGCTGGAGAAACCTAAACGAATTAACATACGAATAAAAATTGAATTATGAAAGCAAAAACAGAAAACAAACAGATTGCCAGCTTAGTATCGAATCAGCTATTTACTGATAAAACAGTCCAACGGGGAAGAGCCGTTAATATATTTGATTTATTCACAGATAAGGAAAAGGAAGCGAACGAAAGACGTAAAAAAGAAATTCAGTTAATGAGAAAAACTTGTGATTATATTTTTTGCGCACATAGAGAAAAGCAAAGTAATGCAGACATTGAAAAGCAATTAAAAGCATTAGACTTACCATTGTCTGTACATATGGCCGTATTTGGCAGGTTTTCCGAAATATGTAAGTACGGAAGAATATTGACCGAAAGAGAAAGAAAAATATATAACATATAACCAACAACGAAGCTAAGCGAATAAAAGGCGCAAAGAATATGAAAACAAAAGAAGGAATTATAAAATTAACTGAGTCAGAAATTAAAGAGCTGACAAAAGCCAGAATAAGTTTATTGACAAATAGAAACGAATCGTTTACAGAACATAGCGCAAACGAAGCTAAATTTGTTCGTGTTGGCGCAAAATACGGCGTTTCTAATCAAGTTATTTGGGATATTATCGGAAAAAGTTTTAAACTTAAAAAGTAAACACCATGGAAACTAAAATATTAAATCCGTTTTCTTTAATGCTTAAAAAGCAACCGTTTCAAACAATGCATTCCGAACCAATATATAAAGACGGTGATTTTGTTGTGTATAATCCGTTTGATAAATATTTTGTACATTGCTATAAAAACATAGTAATAACAGAACGATGCGCATTGAACAAATCTATTATAACCAACGTAAAAAATCAAACTCCACCCTCTGACAGTGTAGAACGATTCCATTGTTATGATAGATGTATAGAGGCTCTTAATTTGGGCTTAGAATGGTCTAAAAACAACGGCTTTGAAGTAAAGTAAATTAGTCTCAAACTTCGCAAACTAATGCGACAAAAACATATAATATTATGCCCCAACTATCCAACAATCCGAACGATTAAACGAGACAGTAAAAGAACTTTTTGAACCCTTCAGGTTGTTTTTAGAAAAGACAACTAAATACTTGTACAAGCAAAACAAATCCTCAACCCCACTTGAACGACTAGCCTTTGCCTGTTGTGTTTATGTTGGAATATGGGAAGTAATTTTTAAAATTGTGTGATTATTAAAACAGCAAATTTATTTCAGGTAGAAGATACTGCAAGAGAAACTACAACAATATTTCAATCTACAAATTCAAGCGTGAAAGATGTTTTGATGGCGAATATGATTATTGATTACTATAATCAGGAAAATGAAGCATTCTTAAATGAAACTGTTTTAAATTATTTGGCATATTCATAGTCGAACCAAAGAAAATTACTATATTATGAAAACAAAAATAATATCCATATCACCGGATCAAAATGTAATAGAACACGAAAGCGGATTAAAGACGGGTTTTGTGGAGTACGGAGGTTGTGAAAGTTGTATATATTGCACCTTTCTTTTAAAAGTATGTAAAAGTAAACCGTGTTGTCAATTCGAAAGGCGTGATGATTTGTACGGTCACTTCACAAAACTATCCGAACAATGAAAGCCCTACTTATAATCCTCATCCTAACCCTATCTTCTTGCACCTACAACCCTTTTATCCCTCAACTTATACAAACTACCACTCCGACAAAAATAACGGCTTATTCGGCTTCTATTGGTAAACAAAATTTGGTAGTAGGTTATTTGGACGAAGCTGGAATAGTTTTTGCTGAACACCCAAACCCTGACTTGAACGACTACAAGGTTATTGGTTCTGGTAGTAGTGGAGATTTTACAGCAGACTTATGCAACTTAAAAGCGGTAACTATATATTATGCACGATCTTATATAACTGGAAAATATGCGACAATTTACGGAAATACAGTAACTTTTAAAACATTAGAAGAATGAAAGTAACAGCTACCCATATGGGGAATAACTACACCTTCCCTTCATGCTCTTCGCTTATTAGATGGGCGAACGATTGCAATTTATTTATAACGAATGGAATATCTAAGGATATTAATCAGTGCACATCGAAACTAGTGTTCATTCAAAATGACTCTAGCAGATTAGAAATAACTAAATCTATTTAACCACCATGAACCCAACCGAACAACACTCAACCATTTTCTCACTCGAACGACTAATCTACTTTTTATGTCCGGCGAGTGTAGTAGTAACAATTTGGATAATAATGATATGACAACAGAACAAATTAAACAAAAACTTAGCGTAATAATTTCTTCAGAATCTACTGGAAACGAAAAGCTTGAAAATATACTAGAGCTAATTACTTTCGAACATCATTTAGATATGCAATACTATATGGAATATTGTTTTAGAAATGGGTATGTAAGCCCTATGACGTGGATTAGAGAAAACAAACATTTTTAATATGACAACACCGAGCCAAATTTTAGCAGCCGTTTCGATAGCAACTGAAATACCAATACAGGATATTGAAGGCCGCTGCAGAAAAGACTCTATTTGTGAAGCACGACACTTGTATACATATTTTTTGAGGCGTAGCGGGCTTACTTATCATCAAATATCAGCTATTGTAAAAAGAGACCATTCATCATGTCATCATTCTTTTACTGTGATTGACGAGTTTAGGACATGGGGAGACGAACGAATTTTAGATTTAACTTGGAAAATAAGAAAAATGTTGTAGTTATGAAAGAAATACAAATTGATTTAGTTAAAGATATGACTTTGATTCATAGTTATAAATCTTACATTATTCCGTGCATTGGCGACATAATAATGATAAACCAATATTCATTATTCGAAGCCACAGGCAGGCTAATTGGAGCTGAACGAGCCGATAAAATAGTTGTAATTGTAAAATAATAAAGAAGTTATGAGCAAATCAACAATTGGAAACAGGCTTAAAGCGCGAATTGATATGTGCTTGCAATGGACTAATGGCCATCGAGTTATACACAAGTCTGATTTAGATGTGTTATTAACTAAACAGCGCACCGAACTGTTCGAGTTTTTGAATGGATTGCCTAGATATATTAACGACGACTTATCAGGAGATAAAAATATGGCTCAATGGGAAATGAAAGATTTTATTATTGAAGAACTTAAAAAACAATTTGGTTATGAAAAAGAATAGATTAGGAATAACGGGAGGAGAGTGGATAGTCGATTATGGCTGTACTCGTGGTCATATAAAAGCCGTATTTGAAAATATAAACTCATACACTCCAACTGTAGCCGTATATAATTGGCGGTCTAAGCTAAGAGGCACAAATGCTACAGATGAAGAGTCGTGCAACGCTAAATTAATAGCCAATGCTGGAACTACAGCGAACAAGTGCGGATTACTGTCTAGTGAGTTGTTGGAGCAAAGGGATGAGTTGCTTGAACGACTTAATGAACTTTGGAGTCATGTTACTTTAAATAATTATGGCGCAAATAAAGGCAATTACGATGCTAAATCTCTTTTTGGTAAAGTAGCGAGAACCATCAATCAAATCGAACAACAAACTAAAACGAACGAATAATGAAAATAGTAAAAATGAGCGAAAGGCATCCTAATTGGTATGTCAATGTGTTTGTAAAGTATACCCTGCATTATCAAGATTTTTGGACTAGAGGATATTTTAACAATGGGATATGGACGGTAATGTTGTGGAGTGGGCAAGTAACTTGTCCAATTGAGTATATTAATGAGTGGATGGAAATACCCAACATAAATGCATAAATAAACCAATTCCCATGACCCGCACCCTCACCCTCCCATACCTCGGAGTAACTTACAAAATTAAGCTCCGAACGAACCAATGACTAAATCGAACGACTTTAACCGACTGCTATCTTTGTACTCGAACGATAGGTCTCAGCTTTACCAAGTAATGACCCGAATGACAAAAGTTGAGATACTACGCTTCGTTGAATGGGGGCAAGACAGGGTTGATATTAGAGAAATAATTAAAATTTTACAGAAATGAACATAAAAGAAATTGGCTTAATCGCAAATCACCCAAACATAAGCGATGAATTAAAAAGGACCTATATCATTTCACTTCTGGCATCAGACAAACAAGTTATACCTGACATACTTGAAATTTTAGCATCTGAGCGAAAAAATAGCGAGGAGTTAATATTAGATCAAAATTTCGAGCTAAGTAGATCCTTGATTGTTTTGCAAAGTAAACATCTAAAGTGGAGCAAAAACATTGTCGCAGAACCAAGCTGGGTTTCTGGTGAAATAGTTAAGCACTATAAAAAGTGGAAAGATAGAATTAAGTGTAACTTTAAAATTAAAGGATTAGAATAAACTAACCAACGCTCGTCCATTGCTTAATTGGAGTGGTCAAAAGAAAATGAAAAAGAAAATAATAATTGCTACAATTTTTTCTATTGCGCTTATTTTTATGGCAATATACATTAATGAGTTTAATTCGTATTTGTATGCTTTTATTGGGATGGCAGCTATGTGGGCTGTTACTTACTCAGAAAGTTTGCGAAATAGAGCGCTATTAAGATTGGAAGAAGTAACAGAATTGTACAGCACAGAAGTTGAGTGCAATATAAAGCAGAGAAATAAAATAGATTACCTTGATGCGGAATTAGACGAAAAATAAAAGAAATATCGGAACTTCGCCAAAAATACTCCCAGACTAATCAGCCTAGGAGTAGAGGTAAGTTTGCTGAGGAGGACTACGCGCCAGTCTTGCCCCTATCTTTAAAGCAAATTTGTGAAAATAATTTATGATTAGAGATAGAATCTGATATGGAAGAAAATGGCACTGCTAAATTATGTGGGTACTCTACTGATAAAGGCTTTTTAATATTTGGACTTGAACCTGGCTGCGGATGGGAAGAACCAACTATAGACGATACAATTATTGTAAAATATAAATCATACGAATACGGGAATCTATGACCGAACAAGGACGATCACCCCAAAAGAAACTTAATGATTTTAAATTATCGTTAAAGTTTATAGCAATTATAGTGATACTTAGTTTAATTTTTAGTATATTTGCGGCATGAAAAAGAAAATACAAGATAAAATTCCAGAAGTTGGTAAAACTTACAACTGTTTTGACGATGGGAAGATAAGTTATTCTAGACTGTATACCGTAGATGTGGTTGCCGTAACTCCATTCGATGAATGTAGTCAGTCAGACAAAGACGAATGGAAAGAAAAAGCAAGCGAATGCAATTGGCTATTCTCTCCAAATGCTGATTTTCTTGTCTTCACAGAAAACGGAGAAGACGGGAGTGCAATTTTTGCTCGAACGGTGGATGGTGGATGGTTTTCTTTAGGTTGGTTTATGAACAGCGGAAGGCTTGATATAAATGGAGAACTTACCAAGTGGCTTGAAGAAACGTATCCCAATACAAAAACAGCGTATTTATGAAAACAAAACACTTTTTAATTACTACCGAGGATGGAAATCCTGTGGCTGTTGTGAATTGCGACTCAATCTCGGAGCTTGTACGGAAATCTTATAAATGCGTAAGAGAACAATTAGATGACCCGTGCATAGGTTCTGTAATTAGCTATACATGGAATGATCTGATAATTACAGAAGGATATATATGTGTATTGAGGTCTATAAATAATGGGATAATTTTATGTCAACGAATCGAAATCTACTAATATGATACTACTCCTTCAAAAATACAAATCAAAACTCCTAAACCATTTGCTTTGGGAGACAGAGAACGAAGAGTTATTAGAGCCTCGTGAGCTAATGTTATTTAAGCTGCATTTATCAACACTGAAAGAAATTATTAAATATTTGGAAGATGAACTTGACAAACGATAAATCAGATATGACATTCTCTAGTCGTACAGACATAGAAATGATTGAACAGCAAAAGCAAGAGTTTAAACTGCTTGGCACTTATCTTAGGACTAATGGAATGAATTTGTATTGCTATAATCCACACAAAGATTCTATCGAGCTGGTAGAATTTAAAAAGTCAAAGAATTGCATCTTAGTAATAAAAGATAAAGATTGGAGTATTGAAGATTACGATAAGCCATTTATTCAAGTAGACCCAACATGGGATTATTTTGAGAAGTCTAATATGAAAAACGCAATGTTACATGTTGAAAAATTCAAACAAGGTAAAATAAACTATATCTGGAATTTAAAACTTACAAATGATCCTAAAAAGATGAATTTATGAAATACAAAATAGGACAAAAAGTACAGACTAAGCGTGATTTGATAAGAGGTGAAATAATGGCGGCTTTTGAGCAAGAAGACACTAAGTATTGGGTTCAATATAACAACGTAGTAAAGACGCATTTAGAATCCGAACTAGAGCTTACACCAGAGGCAATACTGTGCTCATTCGTTCTCCGCGCTTGGGCTTTCATAAAATCTGATTGGCCTATTTCGGCTATCATTTTTGGATTAGGATTTTTGGGAGGGTTGCTGTTATGACATCTGCCATCAACCCGCTAAAAGACATCTTATGTCAAATCGAGAAAGAGTGTATGAGACAATATCAAATACCAGACGTGTATATACTTAAAAACTCATTTAACTACGCATTTTCGGACACTGAATTTGACACTGTAGAAAAAGTAACCGCCGAACTCAGAAAAAGATTTCCGAATGATCCAATTTTTAATATTATACTTATATGACTTCAACACTTATCGAAAACCTAGTCGAACGAGTATCACAAAACAGAACAGTCTTACCCCATATTCTCTTCGAGGAAATAGCCAATACCCTAAATGAACGATTCCATAATTATCACGTAGTCGATTCGCTAGACGAAATTGACTGGGCTTTCTGCTCTGAACATTTTATGTACGAAAGTTTTAGAGAGAGGGTTACGGTGGAAGAGAAGCCTGATAGAATTAATATAGCTAGCACCTACGGGAATGGAATAATAGAGAACTTTAGTATCGACTCCTCAAATTACAATATGTCATTATTATTAGGGGTTGTAAAATTTATTAAAAACTTACTAAAATAAAACAATAACATTATGATGCATCCAATGAGTAAAAACAAGATCCTAAATATGATTAAAATATTTAGCGAATATGATTTTTCAAACGGGTATAATTCCCGTGATTCATTTGCCCTACTTAAACAATATGTCCCTATCAAAGCCCTAGTTGATTTCGGGATCGTTACTGAAACTGTCGTTGGGTTTGAGATAAAACACAACTTTAATGAAAAGTGCTTAGAGAATACAATGGATATAGTTAATTCAATAAGACTAAAAATAGAAGAGAAGAATAAAAAAGAATTGTAAAATATTTAAAACAAGATAACATGAACGAAAAAGATTTAGTATTAGAAAAAGCGTATTGGATAGGCAAGTCCAAAGAATACAGGGGGATTTACAAAGGAAGTTTTGGATATGCGCATTATTTTCAGGTTCCGTTTAGCCCTCTTGAAGCTTTTACCAGAGACGCCAATGGATATGTAGAATTTCCTTTGCGAGGAGTATTTGAAATCGAGAAGTGGAGGTTCACCACTCCTATCGCAATGAAATGCACCGAGGAGCAATTTAAAGGCATTAAAGATAGGTTGGTTGAGATGGGGTATAAGCCTGAATGTATGACTTTTATGTCAGAGAATAGATATTTGTGTACAGTTGGGGATTGCTCAAATAACCATATGACAGATTACAATAAACATGCAATCGAAACTTCTCCAATACATAGAACGGTCTTCGAAACCTTTAACCCAAACCTTTTCCTAGCTCTTGCAGCAATGACAGACAAAGAAGATGGTATTAAAGGGGAGTGGTGGAAGTGTGTCGATGCAGGTATTTCTGACTTCTCTAATGGCTTGATATATTGCCAGCAGAAACAGAATGTTCTTATGAGCGAATGTTTTATAAATGGGAATGGTGATTTAGATGGATTCAGTGTGAATAATAAAAAGAGATTTCGCAAAGCAACAGCGCAAGAAATTATTGAGCATTTTGAGAAGAAAGCTAATACCGGAAGTTTAGAATTTACGGTAAAAGTTGATATTAATGCAGAAAAAGTAGCGGAAGATATATTTAGGAAGTTTAAGGAGATGAATGGGTACGACAAAGATGAATTCGTGCTTCAATCAGGATGGTTTATTGAATTGACGAACGAAAACTATGATATTGTTAGAAGGTGGCACGAAAAAATTGATAGATGTCTAGGTAGATGTTATATTATTGGTTCGTATTATGGCGTTTACGAAGACGGGTCTGGAGCCTGCTGGGTAGATAAAAGTTTAGCCAAAAGATACCAAATAATAAATACTGACCAATTCAAAAAGTACGTTTTAAAAGAGACCGAAACAACCACCATCCTAATCCCATCCGGCAAACATGCCGAACTTTTTGACGACCGAGTTGAAATTACGGATTGGAAGCCAAAAGAAGGGGACGATATATATCACATATCTCTTAAATGTTCTGGCGAGCTCGTATATACCGGGTCTAAATATAGATACTACGATTGGCAGATTGAGGCGCTTAATAGAGGCTTCATTCTTCGCACCGAATCAGAAGCTAAACTCCTTGTCGAAAAATTAAAATCAGCTATGCTATGAAAGACCTAAAATATTTCGAACAAGCGGCAAAAGAAGCAGCAGAAGAGTTTAAAGTAGAAGGCAAAACAAGTGGATATTTATATGTATCTACTGACTATACTGTAATTTATTCTAGAAAAATTGATTTGTGTCGTCCGCAGGTAGTAAGATTTTACTTTTCTCCGGAGACTGGCGTTATTTTTAATGGGAGGACTTTGGGATAGAATTTAAAATAGTCACTATCCTCAATATAAACTTAAAACATAATATACATGGAATTTATTGAACATATTAAACTAGCATTTTTTGTTGAATTTGCGGCTATTTCTGTCACTGTGTGCGCCCATATTCTGTATCTATATACTGGACAAGAATTTATCATGAGCACTTACCCAATTATGTTTATAGTAGTTCTTTTATGCTGCATGGCGGTTTCTTTTATATTTATGCCGTTGTTTGAGTGGTTTTTTGATTTATAATAGTCTTCGATAACTAGAAACATTATATTAACGTTAATAAATATTAAATAATTGCACAAAAGTACGGTGATTTAAAATATTCTTCGTATTTTTGTGTAAAATAAAATAATATGACAGCAAAAGAATTAGCATTAGAGAAATTAGGTGCATCTGTAAAAGTACCATATCCGCTTGCAGGAGCAGAAGTCGGAAATATTTGCGGGTATCACGAAGGAATGAACCGAATAATTTTGGGATTGAATTCCAAGCAGGGTTGGAGACTAGAACAGGCATCGAAAGAGGATGTCATCTGGTATAAGATTTATAAGAGTTTTATTTATGTGGAAATAAAGGATGTGTTATGAGAAGCGCAAGTTTAGAGGCTAGGGCTATTGTATTAAAGCTAATGACTCGTGTAAATGGGCTTAAATTAGACGATGCAAAAACGTGTATGGTTACGTGTTTGGAAGATATAATTTCTATAACTGAACTTAGTCGAAAACAGTTGTCGTTTACAAGAGAAGTAATTTCTGAAATTGAAAAGTTATGAAAACCTACCTAGTCTCGTGGTACGTCATAAAAACAGATGGCTCACGAATAAACTCAAAAATTCCTTCTCGTGTAACATTTTGTAATAACGAACTACACGCGAAAATGAAACTGGAAGAGCATCTAAAGAAAACGATTACTAATTTTGGAAGTTTAATATGCACAGAATGCGTAGAATCAAACGCTGTATCCGATTTATTTCGGAAGTGGGGTTGGTAAAAGAGTATAAATATTTAGGAATGCACGGTGGAAATCATGTATTTGAAGGCAAGCGAGAGTACTACTTAATTGCAGTTACTCAGGAGAATTTTAATAAAGCTGTAGTTGGTAAGTCTTATGGGCTATCGGTTGGAGCTAGGAAAGGAAGTATTAAACAATTAAAAGAGATATAAAAATGTTAGAAATATTAAAGTTTGCGTTTAGTGGGTTCTGGTCGTTTGTCGGAACGCTATTTGTTTTGGCGACAATATTTAATGGCATATCGTTGATAATTAAATCTTCAATATCGCTAGCTAGGTATAAAAGGATTATATCTTTACTTAAAGAAAAGAATTTACAATTGGATTTAGAGTTATCAAAATACGATCATTAATATGTCAGAACAAATCTTAAAACACTTCCGATACGGAGGTAAATAAAATAAAATAATTTATGGCAAAAGAATTTAACGTAGACTGCATGAAATATCGAAAGTCGACGCATTTAGCTAGTGTCGATGTCGAGATGATAATAGCTGAGAAAGGAGTATGTGAATTGACAATTAAGGTCGCATATTACGAAGAAGGTGTAGATGTTAATGGAAAAAAACAAGATGGTTATTTCATAGAATTTAACGAGCCTGTAAAAAATATGATTGCCAACAGCGGCAACAGAGGGAAAATAGCCAAAATAGTAGCCTTAGCCAAGGGCATGACTGCTGTAGAAAGTAGGAATGTTGGCAATTGGGCTGGCATTAAACTTCGATTGGCAATTGACCATGCCAGGAAATTGAAAGGAGCAACCGTAGATGGCATTGATGTCGTATCTGACTATAAACTAAATGAGAGAGTTGTTGCTACGAAAACCAAACTCGACATCGCAGACGGAAACTACGCTCAAATTAAAGATTGGCTTGCAGGAGAAGGCAAGACGCTTGCTATGGTTATTGCTAAGTATGAATTAACTGAGGCTGCTTTGGCGGATTTGAAAGGAGTAAAAGCTGTATGAGAAAGTTAAAAAGATTTATAGCCGCGTGTTTTGCGATGAATGGATTTGTATCAATGGAAGATTCATGCATGAGTTTTAGCGACATCGCAAGAGATTCATACCGTATGGCCGACGAACTCCTAAAACAAGAAAACTTATGACAGATCGCGAAAAACAATGGCATCAAAAAAGGTGCGGAAAAATAACATCAAGCAGTCTTGCCAAACTTCTTACGAAAGGAACAAAAGGTAAATTGTGGGGTGACACCTCAATAAACTACCTCTACGAAAAGCTTTATGAGCTAGAAAACAATAAGCCAATTCGCAATGAATCAAACGCTAATTTCCGATGGGGGCATGAACAAGAGCCGCTTGCAATAGAATGGTTACGCGCTAATACGATGTACGACATTAAGCATTGTTCAGAAGATTTTGATGAAATAAGATTTACTTCCGGCGGAGTTGAAGACTTTGGAGATAGCTTAGACTTTTTAGCAGATGATGTAATATTGGGTGAAATAAAGTGTCTGGTATCTCAATCTAAGTTTGCAAAATATAAACGCTGTACTAAGGCAGATGTAGTTGATGAATATGCAGAGCAGTTTTTTGGTCATTTTTTAGGGAACCCAGAGTCGGACAGATTGCTATATTTAGTTTATGACGGTCAATCGGACGAAGATGAATTAGATACAGTTGATCCACTGGATCCGCGTCGTGGAATATTATTTGAATACTCGCGTGAAGAATTTGACGGTATTGCAGAAGTAGCTAAGGAAAGAATTAGAACGGGAATGGCTGCCGTAAGAAGAAGCTTGGAGACTGGAGAAAAAATAGAAACTATACTAAATTCATAAATAATGATAACAATAGAAACAAAAATAAGGAAAGACGAAATATTAGATCAGTTAGATATTAAGGATTTTGTAAATCATTTTGGATTGCAAAAAATTGTAGACGAAATTGATTCTAGCGAAATAATCGAGTGTATTGGATTTAAAAAATGCCTAAGAATAGTGGATATAGACGACGCTATTGAATTTGTTGAAGAAAATGGATTTATTGTAACTGAAAAATAAATAAAATGGAAAAGACTTGTGATAATTGCGGAAGCAAGAGTAGGTGCAATATTATTCAATCGTGTAAGTCAGCAGGAAATACATATTGTAGATTTCACGTACAACTATGGGCTGAGGAAAATTTGACTACCGATGCAGACTTTGAGTCTATAGTCAAGCCATTAATAAAATACCTATGTGAAAATCACCATCCTCACACATCAATAGTAGTTACACAAACTTCTGCTGAGATAATGGAAGGTATAAAATCAATTGGATACATTGACGAATATATTAAAGACTAAAATAATGGCAAAATCAGGGATGTATGGCGAAATGCCAAAGCTAATTATTGGGAAGTACGAAATTTCATTAATGTCTGATAAGGACAACGAACTAAACGTTTGGATTCAAAGCGAAGAAGGCGAAGGTAGCGAATTTATAATATCAGAACTAGAAAAAGTAATTAAAGAATTTTTTGATAAAAACTTTTGACATGCAAAAACAAATAACGCTTATCGGCTTGCGGGTTGATAATTACAGAATTTTAAAATCAGTACTGCTAACTCCCGATGTACTCTCTCAGCGAGTAACAAGAGTGACCGGAGATATTGGACAAGGTAAATCAACCCTACTTGATGCATTAAAAATTGGTCTCAACGGAACCGACGCGATAGCCAAAAAAGATGGCTTAGAAAAAGGATTTGTAGCCGAGGTGCAATTAATGGATGGTGAGCATAAACTTTTCATGGGCGCTAAAGTTACCGAGTATCAACGCGGAGAAAATAAAGGTGAGCCAAAGTTTGAGACTTATCTTTACGAAAAAGACCCCGATGGAAAGCCATTTCAGCCAATTATAGATGGACGCGCTGCAACTGCTGCTGACTATTCTAAGATGCTGACAACTGAATTGGTGTTTAATATGCCAATGCTGTTTTCAAGTAACGCTACAGAACATAGGAAGCTTATTGAAAAACTGTTCGCTGATGAGTTATCGAAATTAGGAGTAGCTTCGGTGGTTGAAAAAATAAATTCATCTAGAGCCGTGAGGGATAATCGCAGAAGTATTTGTGACGCTAACGGAAGCTTTCTTGACAGCTTTAAAGAAGAAGGATGGGGATTGGAAGATTTGCAAGCCTTATCTTCGGTTGATGTGAAAACTTTGTCTGAAAAAATAACTGCGCTTGAGGTTGAGAAAGGTGTTGCCAAAACAAGCGTTGAGGATAAAAACAAGTTAGCCGAAAGTAAGGCTCAGGAAGAAAGAACTGCTCAGTTGCAGAAAATTAAGGATGATGCAGCTAAGGTTGTTGGTAGGATTAGGGTGGTGACAGAGAAACTTAGTTCTGATTTCGACAAACTGGACAAGGAGTATAATGAAAAACTGGAATCAGCAATTAGATGTACTACTGAAAAGGAAGATGTGTTGGGTATTATTACCAACTCAAAATTCGTTTTAGATGTCGATAAGCTATATCTTAGCGATAAAGTATCTGCAATATATAACGGGTTTGTTTCAGACGAAAAAAACTTGGTTCCAGAAATCGCGCCAGTCTTGCCTAATCTTATTCAAATTGATGAAATGGGAATTCCCGTAATTCCAGAGAATCCAGACAAAGCATATTTAGAATTAGTTACTGAGCGAACCGAACTTCTTAAAAAGTACCAAGAACTTCACGCGACTCCATTAACTTTCACGAAAATAGAACTTGGCGATACCACTGAAATTGACGAGAAAATCAAAAAAGCAACCTTAACTCGTGATGCAGGACTTACAACTAATCGTATCTATGAACGTTTCTGGCAGTGGAACAATTGGATGGAAGCTAAGGCGGAGTACGAAGGCTATGTGAATGAATTGCGCAGACTTTATGCCGGAATAAACACAGGAGTTGAAGGATTAGTAATCACGCCAATTGAATCAGGAAAGTCAGTTGAAATTTGGCTGCAATATAACGGTGCTTATAATTCAGAGTTTTTTGGGAATGCAAAGAAAGAATTGCGCTTCTTGTTTGATTATAGCGAAACTCAGCGCGCGATGATTGGTATCATGCTTCAAGCAGCAAGATTAGATTTAAAAGAAAAGTGTTTGAGATTATGCGTTTTAGACTCAGTTCCATTGACAAAACTTGGGGTTGAGGTTATGACCAAAATTTGCGAAGAAAAAAATGTTCAGTTAATTACTTCTTATACTGACGACCATTATGATTTGGAAAATTTGAGTGGCGGAGAAATAGTTGTAGAAGGAGGTGAGGTGTTCTTTGGAGCGAAAGGAGGCTATAATGTTTAAAGAAATTACAGAAAACGAAAAGTTACTGCTAGAAAAAGCAAAAGTTATTCTCTCAATGAACTCTGATATTGGCGCTGCATTAACTGGAAGCCTAATGTTGGCGTTTCGCGGAATTGAAAGAAGACGCGAGGCTGTTGATATTGATATTGTTTGCGAATTTCTATGCGAAAATGAAGAAGGCTTCCCATCTATGCCAACTGAATATAAATTATCAGAAATGGAAGGCGGAAAGTCTGAAGTTGAGGCAATTCAATTCATAAGCAAAATGGACTATACTAAGATTGATTTTCTTTATTCAGACGAAGAGATTGAATGTGTAGATGGAATAATGCTTGGTTCTGTAAAAGAACTTATTGAAGCAAAAGAAAGATACGCAGAAAATGATAAGTGCGATGAAAGTAGAGGGAAACATAAATTAGATTTAGTTGTTTTGTGGAATGCAAGAAATAACTCTTAGACCAAACCAGCATCTTTTAATTTCTGACATTTCAGAGGCAATGCGAATGTTCAAGCACGTATTGTGTCAAGCTCAGGGAGGATTTGGGAAGACGTATTGCTTTAGTTACTTAGCGGTTAAGACTGCTCAAAAAGGGAATAATATATTGATTTTATCAAATCGTTCTGAACTGCTACTGCAATCGGGTGGAAGCCTTTGTAACATGGGCGCAGAAGTGGAATATATCTCTCCTAAGCACCGAAAAGTTCCAACTGGTAGAATCGTAGTGGCAATGGCTCAAACGCTGCGCATGCGCTACGAAAAGCCCGAATGGATAGAATATTTGAAATCTGTTGACTTGCTTATAATTGATGAAGCTCACTATTCTGAATTTAATTTCATTTTAGAGTGTGGTATTTTTGACAAGAAGTGGGTTTTAGGATTCACTGCTACCCCAAAACGCTCTGGTAAAATGAAGCAGCTAGGGTTAGACTATGAATGTATTGTGCTTGGAACTAAAACAGGCGAGTTAATAAAGCTTGGTAATTTAGTCCCAGCAAGATATTTTACTCTTGATGCGCCGGACTTAAGCAAGGTTGAAATAGACCCGAAAGATGGAGATTATTCGAGCCGTGGACTACAAAAGGTTTATGATACCCCTGAGAGATATAATGGGTTAGTGTCAGAGTACAAAAGACTTACTCCAAACACAAGCGCTGTTTGCTTTTGCTCTAATCAGCTACACGCTATAAGAACTTGCATAGAACTTAACGAAGCCGGAATTAGTGCCAAGTACTTGATAAGCGGAATTGCTAAAGGCAAAGATGGATATGAGCTATATACGGATACTAAGCATCTAACTGGAAATCGAGAGGATATAGTTTCTGAATTTAAAAACGGAGAATATCTAATTTTAGTTAACTCTGGAATTTTAGTCGCTGGATTTGATGCTCCAAACATAGTAAATGTTATTTGGAATACCGCAACTATGTCATGGTCGAGATTTATCCAAGGTACTGTTAGGGGTAGCCGTCCGTTTAAAGATAAGAAGTTTTTCTACGTCTTAGATTTCGGTGGTAACGTTTCTCGGCATGGAACTTACGAAGAAGAGCGAAAGTTTAGTCTTTGGCACACTCCACAGGAAGGAAATGGCGTAGCGCCGACAAAAGTATGTCCTGTCGATAAAACAGATAAGAATGGCAAGACAGGGTGTGGTAGGTTAATCTTGGCGACTTATGGCAATTGTCCGTTTTGTGACTACTTGTTTACCACCGAGAAAGAAATTAGGGAAATAGAGCTTACCGAAATTATCGGAGGTAAATTTAAATTCCGAGACATGACCCCACAAGAAATGCTTGCCTACGCGGAACTTAATGGAAAGTCAAAACCGTGGGCTTTCAATCAAATTTGGATGGGAGCTAAAAATGAATCTGAATTTAAAAAAGCAATGAACTCAGTCGGCTATGATTGGCCTTACATTTACAGATTGGTAAAGCAGTTTAAAGGAAGAAAAACTTATGCCCAGATTGATGCTGAAAAAGAAAGAAAAGCCAACAATCCATAAAAAATGTATAAATGCTTGGTAGTTGTTGCAATATAGTGTAAATTTGTAGAAAAATAAAAACTAACGATATGAAACTATCAATTAAAGACAGTGGAGATAACACAACTATACTAGATATTAATGGCAGCCACGTAGAACTGGTAAATATAATAGTGTCGCATATGTTTGATAATCCTAAATTTGCTTCAATAATATTAGACTCTAATGACTTTTATTATAAATCACGGCAAATAACAAATAAAAAAGATATATTATAGGATTGAGCGTCCTTCATAAAAACTCGATTAAATATGAATATTCCTTACAAAAAGACCTTCGACAAGAATGGTAAGTTAGAAAATCCTATTGATGGATTTTATTCTCCTGCGTTTCCAAATCGTAAAGCACGACGTCAAAAGACGCCTAGATTTCGCGGAAATAATAAAGGCGTGTCACTAACAGTTGTAAAGACTCAAAAGTATAAAAGAGTTATGCAGCTGATACAAACTATAGAACTCGACAAAAAGAAGCGCCCAGTTAATCAAACTGTAGAAAACAAACACATTCATCGGAAAGTTATTAATCATTATGTAGGGTAGGGTATGAGTCCAGAAGAAATTTTACAAGTAGAGTCAAGCCAAAGACAACATTTTGACTGTATGGCACATCAAGAGAGAATGAATTTAATAGTAGAACAAGAAGAATATAATTTGTTCTCTATGTTAAAGCCAAAGTTATACAAGGATAATAATACTTGGTGTTGCTTATTGGGTGATGACATAATATCTGGGATAGCGGAATTTGGAGATACTCCTTATTTAGCTATATTAGAGTGGCAAAGAGCGTTTCATAAAAATTAATATAAATAACAACTAAAAACAAAAACAATATGCAAAATTGGTTCGAAGTAAAGGTAAAATACGAAAAAACAGCCGAAGAAGGTAAAATAGTTAAAGTAAATGAATTATATTTGTTTGACAGTATTTCTTTCACAGAAGCAGAGACTCGCGTTAACGAGGAATTGAAGCCGTTTATTAGCGGAGAATTTATTACTGCAACAATCCGTCGTGCAAGAATTAACGAACTTTTTGAAAGTGCAGGTAGTAAATGGTACAAAGCTAAAGTTTACTTTATTTCGCTCGACGAAGAAAAAGGAATTGAAAAGAAAACTGCATGCACCATGTTAGTTCAAGCTGACTCGGTTAAAGATGCTTGGGATGTGTTAGAAAATGGAATGTCTAAAAGTATGGCGGACTATGAAGTAGCAGGGATTAATGAGACCGCTATTTTGGATGTGTATAAATATAAGACAGAAGAAGAGTAGGAATTTACTCCGCTATTGCAAAATGTGATAGCGGAGTTTAAAAATTAATAAACTATGAGCCAAAAAGAATGGACACTACAAACATCAGATAAGCAAGAACTTTTAGAAAACATACTTAGCTTGTACGAAGTTCAAAGAAGTATGATACCTAATTTTCACAAGATAGAAATGCCTGATTTTGGTGTATGTACTTTTGAAGAAATTAAGTCTTATATGGCTAGCAATGGATTTGCTGATTGTGAGTTCGTAAAGTTAGATAGAGGTAAAATGCTTGATATTAGAACAATTGAAATCCCTGATTTTGTATGAAAAACCCACCAGTAATAAGAGAAAGACAGCCAATAGGCATGCAATACATATCTGTAAACAAAAATTTTGAAATTCTCGTATACACTGAAGAGAATTCTGTTTTAGATAACGAAAGGTGGGTAAATAAGAACTACTTTAGTAGGCATTCTGGGTATGTGGCTATGAATGAATATATAGAAAAATTAAAAACTGATGTGAAATTTAAAAATAATAATTGTGAATAAAACAAAAACTGGAATTACGCTATCGAATAAAGAGATCGGGTACTTAAATATAATACTAAGCAAATACCGCCCTGATTATCTAGAAAGCAAATTAAAGGAAGACGATTATATTGAGTGTAAAAATATTTACAACTCAATAGTTTCATATGGCCTTCCAATTTCTAAATCAATTGAGATGAAAAGGTCAATTAAATTAAGAAAAGATCCATTTTCTGATTCTGAATTGGATGATTTAATATCTGAATTCCTTAGACAAAAAACCAATGGAGTTATAGTTAATTCAAATACATATAAAGCTGAATTTGGCAAGTTTTTCGTCCTAACATATTCTCATAAGGACGGAGATGGTCTTTTTAGCAGATACAAACAAGAAGAATTTAGAAGTGTAGAACTATCTGATTTACAAAGAAAAATTTCATCCCTATCCTCTAGTGATAGAATTGATGGAATATATTTTGAATCAGAGGAATATAGTAGAGCCCTTGTTTTGGAAATGAAATTCAATCATGGAAACTATATGTATTTTACCAGAGATTATGTTCCAGAAATTTTCCCATATAAATTTATTGTCAAATCGTGCGTAGAATATGAGTCCTAACCCAAACATTCAAATAGAACCAACCACACAAAAGACTCGTGCAAAATCGCAAAATATTGAAGGTAAAATTCAAGCAAGTATAGTAAAATGGTTTGGAGAAACTTATCCTGAAAGACGTGGCGCGCTTATCGCTTACTTTGCTAATCCAGAGTCGAAAGTACAGGGCGGGGTAATGTTAAGCATGGGGCTAATGAAAGATGTTAGCGATTTGTTGTATTCAGATGAGTATTGTAATTTATGTGGAATAGAAGTAAAATCTGAGGGCACATATCATAACGTTGAGCATCTTCGAGGACAAGCAAATTGGATTTTAAACCAATGTAGAGATGGGTGTTTTGTCGACTCTCTTCAGCAGGCGAAAGACTTTATTATATGTGGCATGCGCGGAACTAGCCCTAATGTAGTCTTAGAAAACTTAAAAAACATTAAAACTAAGACTGTTTTATGGGATGTTGCGAAAAAACCATTATCTTCGTAGTGTAAAATTTAAAAAAGACTACAACCATGGAAATAAAATCAACCTCCAAGCCCATATCATCTTGCATTGACTACAAGAAAAAATTAGTAGTGTTACTTAATTATCAAAAGCAAATTGACACGAATTTATCTGACATATACATAAATGAGTTCAAAGACGTTGTCATATTCGACGATGTTAAACAATTCTTAATTGAGAATGGATTTTCAAGATGCAAGTTTCATAAAATAAATAATTAGACAACATGAAAAAGACAGTAAATCAATTGCATTCAGAAATGGGATCTATTCTAGAGATGGCATCCAATAATTTGTTAATAAAAGATATACCATCACTAGATGAATTCGGTATTTTAAAGACTCCAAATGTCGTTTATTATCCACCTTCTGAGTGCAAAAAGTGTGAGTTATATTTGCAAAACAACCTATACTAACTCCCAATGCCAAAATTCAAACTTTCATTCGCCTCTCAGCGCGACAAACTTATACTTAAGTTTTTCAAGGACGGGAAACAGTATCGCGCTAAGTCGACTGGTATCCCATTTAAGTCAATTGATGATGCTGAAAATTCACCCAGTCTTGCCCTAATTCTTTCAAATTACGAAAGCGCATTTACAAAGGCTATTTACGAATATGAGATAACCGGAGTTGAGCCAGACTTAGCTGTAGCTCCATTAGAAGTGGAATCTAAACCCGTAATTTCTCCAAAAGAATTTTTTACTAAAGAAAAATGCAGAATATTTTCTGAGTATTTAGATGCAGAAACTACTTGGGCTGATATTACGGACGGATATATTGAAAACTTTGTCGAAGAAATAAATTCAGACGACTACGCTGACAATACTATTAAGGCCTACCTAAGAGACGTTCGCGCCACTTTAGATAAATCGGCAAGACATGGTTATAAAATAGCGTCACAAGGCTACAAAAAGCTGCTGAGCCATAAAGAAGGGACTACTACTTCTATTTTTCTTGACATGAAAGATATTGGGGTGTTGGAAACTCTTAATTGCGAAGATATGCTGGAGGAGGCAGTTCGAATTACCTTTCTAAAAGCGTGCTACTCTGGTTGCCGTTACTCCGATATTGAGAAGTTGAAGACTGCGGCTATAGTCGATGCAGAATATCATACGATAGAAGGCGGTATAGAAAATGTGAGCTCTATAAGTTATGTATCGCAAAAGACTCAAATGGCTACAAGTGTACCACTACATAGTAAACTGAGAGCGCTAATAGGAATGGAAATCAAAACACCCAGTGTCGGACAAATGAACCGAATTTTGCCTATCATTTGTCGCAAGGCAGGAATTACTTCTCCGGCAGAAGTTTTCAAATGTGGAAAGCAGTTTTACGGTGAAAAATGGGAATTTGTAAGGTCGCATACCGCTCGTAAATCTTTCGCAACAAACCTTTATATTATGGGATGCTCTATTCGGGACATCGCAAACTATGTAGGTCATAAAAATGAAGCTACTACACTTAAGACTTATATCCGGTGTGGGGCAATATATAATAAATCATTTATTAACGGATTTTTTGGATAACGACCGAGTGTATGGGCGCACGGCTGTGCCAGGCTGTCGAAATGCGATAACGGTTATAGCCGTGTAGCCTATATTTATGTGTTATGTACAGTGCTTTCTTTCTTAATTCTTAAAATATAAACATTATGTCTAAAAATTCAGTAATAAACGTATCAAAAGACCAAAACACAATAGTTCATAAAAATGGGATTACAACAATGTTTTCATCTGTAGGTGTTTTTTGTAATGGATGTTTTTACGAAGAAGAAAAAAAATGTTTTCAGAGTATAAAAGGGTTATGTTCTGGAAATATCAGAAAAGATAAGAAAACAGGAATATTTATTAAAAAAGTATGAAGTACATATTAAATAAAACACCATGCCAAAAGGCAAAGGAAATTTGCTTTTTATTTGGAAAAGAAAACGCAGAAATATACTGCAATGAAAAGATTTATTTCTTTTCTAACTCAAATTCAAAGTATTTTATAGATAGATTAAATTATTGGAATAAAGTTAAAACAAAAATAAAAAAAACATGAACCATCAATTCAAACAAAACAAAGCAGACGAATACTACACAAAAGAGTATGCAATTATTCCTATTTTAAGGCACATAGACAACTCGAAAACAGTTTGGTGTCCATTTGATAAAATAGAAAGCAACTTTGTAAAAATGCTGATTAAAAACGGCAATAAAGTTATCTTTTCACATATAGAAAACGGTCAGGATTTTTTCGATTACGAACCGACTGAACATTACGATTTGATTTTATCGAACCCACCGTACAGTTTGAGAGAGCCAATACTTGAACGATTATTTTTATTGAATAAACCTTTCGGGCTTTTGATAAATGAAGCGGGTTTATTCGATAGCAAAAAGAGATATTCATTATTGAAAAATAATCCTTTTGAAATAATGGTATTCGATAAGCGTGTCGATTACATAAAAAATGGAGTTGAATTAAACGGAGTTCCTTTCAAAAGTATTTATTTATGTAGTAATCTTTTGAAAAGCCAATTCGTTTTTGAAACTCTCGAACCTGCACAAATGCTTTTTTCTTAGCATTGTACATAACATCCTCCTATACGCACAAAACAACCGTACAAATATGGCACAACTTACTAAAAGATACGAAGTTAAGCTAACGGAGCAACAAAAAAAAATACATTAAACTAAATGAAAACACGCGACATAACCGCAATTAAAAAGTTTTGCAAATTCATAAATAATTATGAAGGCGAATTAAGGATAATGCTCGATGGGAGTGTTTATGATGGAGAAAAGTTGGTTTATAAATATACTAAAACAGAAGAAGATGCAACAGAAAATATCTGATATTTGTGATGGCATGAAAGAGTTGCTTCTTGCAAAGAACCAGAAGTACGGAAATTCTGCGCTATCACCAAATAACATTTTTAGCAAATTAAATGCAGAAAATTCAATTTGCATAAGACTGGATGATAAGATTGGAAGAGTAAAGAACTCAAACGAACTCCGAGTGAATGACCTTTCGGACATTGCTGGATACTTAGTTTTGCTAATGATAAGCAAGGGAGTATCTAAAGATGATATTCTAAAATTGATTGATTAATTTTGTAATTTAAAAAATTATTCGTAACTTTGTGCCTATGAGACAAAAAAGTGCTAGAATTACATACGCAGAACTTGTTTTGGTATGTTCTATGAGGGGAAGCAATGCAGATGCATATATTCTTCCTCCAGACAGAAAAAAGTTTATGGTTTCTCTATCAAAAGAAGAGGACGCGATGCTAGATAAGGTTTATCTTGGGTATCCTGTCGCAATATCAAATGAAGTAAATCTTTTAAAAGTTTTGCCTGATGGTGGCTTTTTAATATCTGAAAATGATATTGAAAGAATTGTTCCGAAAGACAAGCCGAAAGAGTTGTCAAAAATAAGTAAGGCTGTCATAATGCCAAAGTCTAAAATTATCATATCAAAAGAAGACAAATCAAAAGACGCGCGAATACAAGAGCTTGAAACTATTCTTGACATTAAGCAAAATTCTAACGTTGAGATTTACGATATAACACCAAAGAAATCAGATGGTAAATCGAAACATAGTAGCGTTGCCATTTGCCTATTATCTGATGTACATATTGAAGAAGTAGTAGCAAAAGAAACGGTCATTGGACTGAATGAGTTTAATCCGGAGATAGCAAAAGCTAGACTAGATGCATTTTTTACAAATTCCGCTAAGCTTATATCTCACGACCAGAGATCATACGAGATAAATGAAGTAATAATTGGGTGCTTGGGTGACATTATCGGGAATTGGATTCACGACGAGCTAATGCAGACTAATTCGATGTCTCCGTTGGCGGCAATATCCTTTGCAAAGTCTTGTATTTTATCTGGGTTGAAATACTGGCACGATACATTAGATGTTGATAAAATAACCTTTATTGGTGTTGTCGGTAATCATGGAAGGACTACAAAAAAAAGCCAGTTTGCTAATGCTACGGATGTAAGTATGGAGTACTTTATGTATAAAGATATTGAAGAAATGGCAAGAGTGCTTGGGCTCCATAAAATAACCTTTATCATTCCAAAGTCTGAAATGGCGATTGTAACAATATTTGACAAAAGACTTCTATTTACTCACGGAACAAACATTAAATACGGTGGTGGAATTGGCGGGCTTGTAGTTCCTGTGACTAAGTTCTTTTTGAGATTGTCAAAAACATTGCGTATCGATATGATGTTTATTGGACACTTTCATCAAATGACATGGAATAAGATGTTCTGTACAAATGGAAGTGTTAAAGGGTTTGACACATACGCATTTGGTAAAGGGCTTGACTACGAAGCTCCACAGCAGACTAAGCTAGTATTGCATGAGAAGTATGGGTTTACAAGCTATACCCCTATATACTTGGATTAGACAATCACACCGCACCTCGTTTCGATACCATAAGCGGAAAGCAATGGATGTTATGAGATAATAAATCCCGACGGTCTTCACAGATGGTCGGGATTTTCGCATGAAAACAAAACAAAAACAAGTTATCTTTTTATTTCAACGTATTTTTCGTAAGTGAAAGTAGTGTTTGGATTTTTTGAAATTACATCTAGTTGAACTCCTTTAACTCCCCAAGTAATCCATAGGAATTTATGCTTTGGAATTACGGATGGGACTATAGTCAGAGAGTCTTGCCCTGCGTAATAAAGTATGGTTTTGTCTTTGTATGCACATCCGGCAACTTGAATAAAGCTATCTTTATAAGTGAAACATGTACTAGAATCAGTTTTAATTGTCGGCGTCGTTATAGCCTGAGACGTATTGGTACTTATGTTTGCCACACTAAGAACGTTTTTAAGCTTCAATCCCATGCTTTTGATGGTCTCTACATCCTCACTCCTGTAGCGCTTAAATTCGTCAACTGTGTAAGTCAGTGAGCCAACTTTAGCGGCTTGTCGTTTAATCACTGTATCTTTCCCTGCGATTACAACTTTTGTATCTGCAACGTAAGAAGTGAAATCCTTATTTAGAGTCTCGATATTTGAAGTTTTGCGCACATTCTCAGCCTTCTCTTTTCTGAGTTCAGAAGTTAGTAAATAAATTATTCCTGCGCACCCAGCCAAAGCTAGGATGTACCAATATTTTTTAAGCAAAGGAATTATTAAGTTTATCATCTTTGTATGTTTTTAGTAATGCGTGAGTATGTTTTTAGTTTAGGGCAGTCATCGCAAAAGTCAGAGTAATCCATGTGGTCTACATTTTTAGTAACCTTACTACATCTTACACATCTGCGAAACTCTTCCATTAGAAATATCTTTTACAATTATTTAACCTTGCTAGTCTATCTTCAAGTCCGTTATATCCGCCGTTAATTTTGTACGTTATCGCCTTGCAATTATCTTTATCGGCAAGACTGTTCAGATTATGTTTAGTCCAAAACCATACCGAAGCCATAATGCTCCATTGTGGGAGTTCTAATAGCTCAGGGGTTTTAAGTAATCTATCATCCCCAAAAATAAACTTAGAGCATTCTAGGTAATTTGCCTCGCCAGTAACCATTATCGCACCTCTTCCTAAATACTTGCTTCCATCTCCGGTAGATTCATTTCCGTTCCCATTCTGATTAGCGTAAACAAAATCTGCTATTTCTTTTGGCTTTCTAGCTAATTTTTTAGCTTTTGCTCTTTCATTTGGAGAAATCACCTTATCTTTGTTTACATCAAAGTCTGATTTAAAAGTAGATATAAGCCCTTCTTCTGAATAATTTAAATTCTCTCTGTAGGAGTTGAAGTTCTGATTCTCGTGCCCTATTTGCGCCAAATAGTGCGATAGTCTTAACGCCGTATCTATTCCGTACTTTGGCAAAATTTGTACTAGCCAAGGAAGATATTTTTCAATATTTTGCGGTGTAATTCCTTTCATACACCCCTTTAGTTGCAAGTTGTTTATTATCATGTTGTTCTAGTTTAAATTACCAATTGTCATTAATTCCTACCAATTATCATTCATTGAGTTAGCTATCCAATAGGTTCCGTCCCAAGTAACTTTTAAAAGCTGACCAAATGTCAACCCCCACGCTGTAACTTCGTTTATTGCATATATTATATTAGTTCCACTCGGTCTAACTACAACCCCCTTTTTAGCCCTCTTTATATAAAGTGTATGCCCAATAATAGGCGAAGCAGGCAGATAAACACTTATTCCAGCATCGCTATCATTATTGTAGCAATGAATGTTTGAGTCTGAATTTAGAGCCTGATAATTAGCCGTTACTTTTGTCACAGATGAAATTGATCCTCCACCACCAAATACCCAAGCACTTCCATTCCAAGTTTTAAGTCCAGCTTCAGTTATTTGTTGACCGCAATTTCCTATTCTAGTCTCGTAGCCATAAATATTTGAGTAATATAGGTAGTTATCGTTATCCCAATATGAATAAAATCCGTTACGTCCTATTTTTGTTTTGGCTACAACTGAAGATATTGTTATTGTATCAGAACCTCCAAACTTAATATATGTATTTACAGTGTCGTAAACTCCACTGGTTGTTTTTACATGAAATGAATATGTCCCCGCTGGAAGTCTATAGTACTCTTCATGATAAGATGACCCATGCCCTATCTTTTGATAGAGCTTTGTTCCAACAGTATCTTCAAAATAAAATTCCCATGTTTCTGGATAATCACCACCCTCAAAAGACGCACCAAATGAATATAATTGAGGTTTAACTACTGTAAATTGCTGAGTGTATGCGTGTGAAATAGAGCCATTGTTAGAAATTGCATCCCAAGTATCTTGGTGCGGATACGATGTTATAGTTGGCGTTTTTAATTCTACTAACGTCTCTACATCCGTCTCACCAAATTCCATGCTAGAACTAAGCAACGTCTCGCCAAACATTGACAGCCCACCGAATTTTCCACCAATGGCCTCAATTACACCCTTTAAAGTTAAATTTCCACCACTATCCCACTTCAAATTCCCGAAAGCCTTATGCCCACTTCCGTCTTCTCTGTCAACATAAGCGACTCCTAATGGCTCTAAAAGTGAACGTAATGCTCCGTCATAAGTTCCTCCACCCCAATCTAAAAGCCCATCTCCTCTCACCCCACTTAACCCCCCAGTGATATTTCCATCGATATCCCGCATAAAAAGCAAGTTTGTCAGTAGTAAACCGCCTAAAGCAGAGGTCTCCCCGCTGGATACCGCCTCTGTTATCCAATCAATACCGTTAATAGTCTTCGAAAGTCTATCGGTTATTGCCTCATTTAGTTTAGCATTTTTAACTGTAATTTCTTGAACTTTTTTTACGTCGTTTTTTATAGCTCCTAGTGTTGATGCTACCGGAGTATCGGAGAGCGTTACGTCGTAAGTTGGAATGCGTGAAAATCCTTCTTTTATTGTTAAAGATTGAATTATGATATGTTGTGGTGATTCCTTGCTTGTTCCTATTCCTAAATCTGCATCGTACACCCCCATTAGAGAGCCTTCGTAAATTGAGGAGTAAACAGAACCCCCCAGTCTTGCCATCTGTACTTCATCAACGCCAACAGCGTAAGTTACTTTTGGATGATCATTTTTAGCTAAATATGTATTCCCACTATCAAGCAACTTTTGCTCAGCAGCCAAAACATAAGCCAATGGCATATTTATATTAAGTAAAACAAAATGCGCCATTCCGCCATAAGAAGGTATTAGGTACCCAGCGCCATTGTCGGAATGATATATTCCGCTTTTTGGATTTGGAATGTTAAACTTATCATCTTGATTAACATTTAAAGTTAATCTATATTTTGCATTTGGGAATAATAATAATTCAGCAGAGGATGTCGTAACAACATTAGTTATAGTAAATTCAGTGCCACCCAATCCTGTAGGGCTATCAATTAAACTAAGTATTGCAGTTTCTCCGGCCACTAAATGCTCGTTTATATTAAATCCAATGTCTTTAATGAAAACATAGAAGTAAGACTGAGTATCATTAGGCACAATAGAACATGCTATAATTTCATCGACTCTTCCAACAGCAGTAGAAGAAACTCCTGCGGCGCGAAGTAAATCCCCAGTAATTTCTTTCAAACTAGGAAAAATTGTTTCATCTCTAAATATACCCTCTCTAATTCCGTAAAGATTTATTCCAGTTTCCGACTCTATATAGTCATTCGGCCATGGAGTAAAATATGCGGTATTTGTTGGTAAAATTCCGGCAGTCGTAGCGTTTGTACAGTAATATCTTTTTGCATCACTATATTTAACTAAATCACCAGCAGAGTACGCTAATCCTAAATCCCATAATCCTTTATTTACCGCATTTACAGTGGCGCCATTTATTGAAGCGTAAGAAGGTAGCATTAATTGCTTTTGATATTGAAAATCAGGAGCCACCCTACCAACTCCTTCTCGCTTGTAATTTTCTGGGATATTTCTATCAGAGCCATAAACTCGAAGCCTTGTAATTATTGACTCTGAATCTACCGCGATTCTATCTATTGAATAAAGTCCATTCCCTTTTCCGTATTCAAAAGTGATTGGTAGTATTTCACCAACTGAGCCAACTGTTATAGTTTTACCCGTAATTACAAAATTCAACTTCCACTTTTCAGTAGAATTAAATAATGCTAATGCATCCCAACAACTAATATCAGACCCGCTAATATCAACTTGTTCTGTTACTAAATTTGGAGCTAAATTTATAGTCCATTTTTCGCTTCCAGTATACATTTCGTCAAGACATGCTTGTATTCTATCGCGAAGATACGATGCGTCTCCGGTAAACTTTACACTAGAAGTGTTTTCGTAATAGTCGTTTGTCGAACCAGTGATCACATCTCTGAATTGGCACATCTGCAGCTCAAATGCTTGACTTAAAAACTTTAGTTCATAGGTAAAGGCATCTTGTATAGACTCTGAACTAGATTTCTTTTTTAATGTCGGAAGTGGGGATTTGTACAATTTAAAACGCTCATTGCGGTAATCAATATATGAATTTGAAGTGAATGGCAAGACTGTGGGGCTTAGCACAGTACATGACACACTCCTTTCACCCATAAACTCACCTTGGTAGGTAAAGTTGCTTTGGGTAAAAATTACTTCGTCTTGAGCGTTTTTAATTTGTAGCATTTATTTTGTTTTCTTCTTAGTTTTTTTTGACTGTTTAGCTAGAATAAGCCCAATAGACCCTGCAATACTTCCTATATAAATTGCAGTTTCGTTATCTATAACGCCTTTATTTACTAAAAATGCTGTAGTAGCTATTACTATACCAAGAACAGATGTTTCCCAGTCCTCTACTAGGAATTGAATAAGTTTTTTCATTGTGTTTTCTTTTTAAAATTAATTATTGAGCCTGATAAATTATAATAGCATCAAACCATGTAGTAGAGACAGATGCTGGCTTTTTAAACCCAATAGATGCATATGTCTGCGTGCTGCTTTGACCTAAATATATCTGCCCGCCTCCTGAAGCAAGACCCCCGAATACTTTTATGATTCCACTGCATGTTGCTGGTAAAGTAACATTGACTTCACAATCGGTTGCGCCAGTAAATGTAACTTGACACCTTAGGCTCACTGTATATATTCCGCCAACCAAAGTGTATGTTGCTCCCGATATAGAGACGCCCGTCACATTTGCAATGCTTCCGAGTGCAGCTGTATAGCCTCCGCCACTACCGCTACCTGAATAATTTGGGATATTAATATTATTCCCATCCTTTGTTGCAGCTCCACTTGTTCCGTTAGTCGTTAGGGTTATTGGGAGTTGAACTCCTGTTAAGTTTGATCCACTACCGTGGAATGACTGTGCCGTTACTGATCTTGCAAAAGTCGCTGCACCTGTAGTTGGGCTAATTACTAAATTATCAAAACCCAAGATACTATTATATATATAAAACCTATCTGACGTCACAGCTCCGACTTGCCAAGTTGCTAAATTTACGCCATAACCATCTGATAAATTTATTTGTCTGCCCTTAAAATCAGTCGCCCATATATTCCCACTAACTAAAACCCTTACACCATCATCTCCAATCAAACTATTTACAAAACTACTCCCATTCCATTTAGGAATGGAGTTGGTTGTAAGGCTTGGAATCCCGTAAGTCGGAATATCGGTAATTCCATACCCTGAAACAGTAGTCGGGTGATTTGATGACCACCACGGTGTATAACCTAGCGCTGTGGTTACTTGTCCGCTTGTAATTGCTCCAGATAAATTATTTGCAGCTAGATTCCCCGCAATCGTAAAGGTAGTGCCATTATCAGTCGCAATAGAGTTGGCATATCCTCCAGCAGTTGATTTAGGGATCGTATTAAAATTTATTCCAGTTAGGTTACTTAGGACGGTAGTTTGAGTACTTCCAAGCTCATTTTGTTTGCTATTAAATGTGTTATAATCATTAAAAGTCAATGCTCCTGACTGGGTAAGGCTTGCATTTTGTAATGAGATGTTTTGTCCTGAAATAGACAACCCATTCGTTTCCGTAACCGTTGTCGGAGTGTGCAGTAGAGCGAAGTCTTGATATCGTAAATATCCATCACTCGAAGCCGTTGCAGCTCCTAGCTTCGTTTTGATACTAGTCAATGTTTCATCGCCTGTATTAGGTCCACTAACGGCATTCAGCGCTGATATATTAGAGTGGATATCGGTAGAGTAAATGCCTACAGGCTGCTTCTCGCTATCTAACTCCTGCAATGCCGACTGAGCATTAGTGCTAGCGATACCACCAACAGGGCTAACTACTACAGATGTTGCTGGAAGTAGTCCTCCAGCGGTTGCAGTTGTAGTAGTTTTTTGTTTTCTTAAATCATCTACAACTCGAAGCGCGGCTTTTTTTGTTCCTACATCAAAGGTAGACTTATACTCGAAAGTTAGCTTATAAAGCAGCCTAATTTCACCATCCCTAAGTGTTGGGAATGTCGCCTGTAATTGCTCCCAATTATGAGCGGCAGCTAAAGTGCTCGTTGAGAAGTCAGTTTCAGCGCTCTTTATTTTTATTGCCTCTCCATATCTAGGGTCTTGCAAGGCATAAACATAGTAAACAAAAAAGTTATTCGCTCCTACGTCTGTACGAACCCCAGTAGATGTTAGGTATTGAGGTATACTGGTTGTAGGATTCCAAAGAAAAGGGAAATCTGTAGCTGCTATTTTTTGAAGCCTAAGTGATGCATCGTTCGAAATACAAATAAATTTACCTGATGTTGCTGGTAAAGTTCCAGTCCCTAAATTCTGAGTAAACTTAACTGTTCCACTAGATGCATTTGTAACAGTATATTCCATATTATCATCTATATTTGTACCGGATGATAAAGAAATTACAGCATTAGAACCATTAGAATTAGGAGTTCCACTTGAAATTGAATTATGTGATATATTAAACCCACTTAACCATTTAGTACCTTCAGAATGTTTCCATTGATGATCTGACCAACTTATATCATTCTTGTGAAATTCGATTGATTCAATCACATCTCTATTAGCAACGGTCAATGTAGAGTTCCAATAGAAACGATATACTGATGCCATTATAGAAAAATTGCTATAAGGTGTTTGAGTCGCAATAGGATTTCCACTTGCATCGAAATAAAAATACCACACACCATCTGTATTTGTAAAGTTAAAAGCTACTGGTGCTGTTTTTTCGTGTTTAACTGCCACTCCGTTACCGTCTGTATAGAAGCAAATAGGATTCAATGCTGAAATTGCTTGACCGTTTTTTACGGTAGCAATTGTTAAAGTTAGAGCAGCATTGTCTATTACAATATCATTTTCAGTTAGAAATTGTTCTTGGCAAATACCCGTGAATACTGTTTGTTTTAAATCTAACTCCGCTTTTGTTGCCTTGCTAGATAAAGCAGATGGCAACCCTACAACTTGTGGTATTTGGATTTGAGCAGACGCAAATGCGCTAGATAAAATTAATAAAAATAAAATAAGTTTTTTCATAATGTTTTCTTGTAATATAAAATTCGTATGTCGTTATCCGCCATTGGTACTAAAGCAAAAGTGGCATTATTATTAGTTTGGTTTAATGCGGGGTGTACCATGGCTCCGCCATCGAAGAATATTGATTGTTTTGAAAAATCAAAATCTAAAGGAAGTGTAAATATATTCGTTCCAGTTACAACCCCAGTTTTTAAATCATATACACCGTCAGTACTTGTTATAATATTTTCTGAAAAATACGCCTTATCTAATTTGTCCAAAATAGACGCTAATGATACGCCTCCTCCCTTTACTTCTTTTGCATCATTTCCACTTGCCAAGATTATATCGCCGTCTACCGGAGGCGAATAATTCAGATCGATAACAGATGTTCTTATGGCTCGAACTGATACCATGTCGCTTTTCGATGTAGGAGAATATGAGTTGCTAGTTCCTGATACCTTCCATGCATTGTTTTGATTATACTCAGTAGATGACCAAAAAAACGAAGGCAAGTTTGTTACTCCTGCTGCTATTCTATTTTGGTATAATTTATACATCTCATCCAATGTCCCTAAATACCAATCAGTATAACCTCCGCCATTGTAATCAGAGCATAATCTAGCAGCATATTGAACAGACGCACCTTGGACACCTACAATTAAATCCGTATTTGCTAAGCCATATCCAATTTCAGTGTGAGATGCATTAGTCGTCACATATGAGTTGGCATACCATTGTATCCCAGAATTTTGATCTTCTGTAGCTGCAATTAAGCACTTTTGCTTACCAGCTTCATAACCATGGTCAGATTCTTGCAGGATGTAGAACACGATACCACCTTCAACCGATTGTCCAATTGTATATGGAGTTACGGACTCTGCTGGTTTAGGTGATATTTTCCCATCGTATGTAGCCTTTAACTCCGCTGTAAAATTCGCTGTAAATGCGTCTAGCTTTGCTTTTAATGCGTCCGTAAACCTATTTACATCGTCTACACTTTCATAAGCTGTTGCAATCTGACTTGCAGACATTACAGCATTTAGAAGGTCAGGGTCTGAAAGTTTTACGTATGTTGCATTAATCCCTAATGTCGTAGCCTTATACAGCGCCCATTTAGAATCGCCATCGTCCAATACAAAAACATTTGTAGGGAGTTTTGTAACATTATAAGCATCTCGTGCTGCAATGTCAGCAACTTGAACTTCACTAAATGATGAAATTATTAAGTCGTAAAGTTTTTTAAGCGTGTCTCCTTCTGTTGAAACTCCATTTTTAAGAGCCGTTATTAAAGATGCAGCAACTCCGGCTTGCTCGGGGGTAAATCCTAAAACTGGTTCAGCGCCAATATCTGAAGGTTGTGTTGGAACTGTAATGTCTACAGATTTTGAAATTATTGGCAAGACTGCCCCATTTCTTTTTACTGATTCTATAATATTTACTTGTGCTCCAGCCTCTATGCCACCAACCTTGGATGTCAAGGTAGATATTCCAAGTTCAGAATTAATAAGAGTTAGTATTTCTGCAAATGTAGCTTTCTTTGATACTGCATCTTGCACTATCTCTAATTGGTCGGTAGTAAGCACGGAAGTGGCAGCCAATATTTCTGATATTGTTTTCCCGCTATCAAATGATTCTATTATAGCCCTTAGCTTGGCTTCTTCTGTTGGTGTAAATGCCATATTATTGTTTGACGTATCTTACGCCCATTGGGGTTAATAGTAATAAATAATTATCAGTTAAAAGTCTAACTGGTGGATATGAGTAGTCAAAA